CTGGCATGATAACGGGCAGAGCTTTGTAATAGGCACTAGAGAAATAGATCGCACCGGCAATATCAAATTCTGCCCTATTGCAAAGAATGTAGAGAACGTAGCTAAGATTTACTCCAAGCAGGGTGAGTTAGCGATGTGGCAGAAAGTAGCCAATACCTATGCTATGCCGGGAAATGAGGCGCGAGGCTTCAGTCTGTTTGCAAGTTTCGGTGCGCCCCTCTACAAGTTTATTGGCGAAGGCAGCATGTTGTTGCACCTGACTAACGTAGCTTCTGGCGTGGGTAAATCCACCGCACAGAAGGTAGCAACAAGCGTATGGGGTAATCCTGTAGAGGGTATGCTGACAGACAACGACACCAACAATGCCAAGCTGCATAGAGCAGGTGTGTTGAACAATATCCCTGTCTGCATAGACGAGCTGACCAATATGGCACCTGAAGCCGTGAGCAGGCTGGCGTTTGACTTGTCCTCTGGCCGTGGCAGAAATCGCATGGCTAGTAATGCAAATGAGGAGCGAGTCAACGAGACAACATGGGCTACGATATTCCAGACTTCAGGCAACAACAGCCTGTACGATGTGCTTAAACAACACAAGGCATCTGTAGAAGGTGAGATGTATCGTATCCTTGAAATCCCTGTGCCGTTGGACAAGAGCTTGACAAAACAGGAAGCAGATGACCTATTCAGTTATACCTTGCCTAGACATTACGGCATAGCAGGCGAAGAGTTCATGAAGTATGTTGTGCCTAATCTGGACAACGTGATTGAACGCATGAAAGAGATACACGACAAGTTCGATAAGGAAGCAGGGCTGAAGAGCAAAGACCGTTTCTACTCTGCCTGTTTTGCGGCGGCGTTCACGGGGGCGGAAATCGCTAATCGCTTGGGTCTAATCAAGGTGCCTATAGAGCCTATATGGGAGTGGGCGCTAGGCTTAGTGACAACCACCCGTGCTACCATTCGTAAGTCATCTATCGTCAACGAGGATAATAAATACGAAGAAATAATAAGCCGTTACTGGAATGAAAAGCACCAGCATATTCTTGTCGTAAGCGCAGGGGCATCAGAAGTTGATGATATACTGATGAGGCAGTCTACTTTCAAGCCCGTGATAGGCTCGTTGAAGGGGCGCTACGAAGTGTCAAAAGAAAGGCTATATCTGACTATCGCTGACTTCGAGGCATGGATGAGTGAGAAGCGCCTACCGACAACTCAGCTAGTGGAAGCATTGAGGGCGTCTAATGCACTGGAGACAGAGCAGATGCTGAATATAGGCTTCGACACCAAGGTATACTCCACAGCACCCGTGAGGGTCTACCGCTTTAACACCAGACTGCTAAGCATCATATTATAGCTTGACAACCGCATTGAGGAGGGGTAGTATCCCTCCATTGCATTTCGTTTTGTTCTCTCGTTCCTATACCTACCCTTAAGCCACCTTCCCTCCATAGGTGGCTTCTTTTTGCCTAAAACTCCAGACCTAGCTTTCTAGCAATATCCAGTCCTTGCTTGGCGAGCGTATTGCGCTGTTCGTTCTGAATGTCTATCCTGCGTTTCTTTTCCGCAGCGTCTATCGTAGGGTCTTTCTCGATGCGCGTTATGATCTGCATTTTATTATCCATAGCCTGCATCTTGTCGCCTAGCGGGGTGTTAGCTCTCATGTACTTTGCGTAGTTTTTGTCTTCGCGCAGCTTCTCTAGGGTATCTACGTCACCGCCCTTTTCCAACTTGGACACACTCTCAGCAAGGTCTCGAACATTGTTATAAACCGTGTAGAAGTCATTCACCGCAGCATCCCTAGCGCCTTTGGTAAATGCACCGCCGATCAGGGGTAAATCTGAAAGAATCTTCTCAGGTTTCTCAGGGCCATCGTACATAAAATAGTCTGACACGGCGCGAGTCACACCCCATATCTGCCCAAAGAAGCCCTCCATTATGTGCTCCATACGATCAGGAGACAGAGTTTCTAGGTCTATCCCTGCATCGTGCAGCTTGCTTGCAACCGCTTTGGTTAGCTCACCCGCCTTCTTATTTCTGAGGTGTATCATTCCTCTGGAATCGGAGCCTGTTTCTATGGGGCTTTGCGTATGGAAGTCAAAGTTTATAAAGGCTTCTACCAAGGGTTTGATTGCATAGATAGTCGGCATAGGGGGAACCACCGTTTCCCAAGCTGCTTTGCCCGCTTCTGTTACGGCCTTTTTAGTAGAGATAGCCCCCATGTTCAGGAGCGTAATAAGCTCAGGCAGCGTCTTAATGAAGAAGCCCAATTCGTAGGGGATAGATATTTTGGTAAAGGGGTTGTCCTTATTACCTATCGGCACCAGCCAATTACCAGCGCGGTCTACAGTGCTCAGATAATCTTCATCATCTGAACTTGCCATAGTGTAAGCTGCGGTGTACAGCGCTATCATAGACGCACGAGAGTAGAACATACGTCTAGCTTCCATTGCTTCAGCTTTGCTCAACCGCCCGTATTTTCTAGGCATGGCGGCTTTCATCAGTACATCCAAACCGTTTAGCGCAGCGCCGAAGAAAGGCGTAGTGGCCCTCATGACCCGAACATTCTGTGATCTACCCTGCTTGGAGAAGTTGATAATCTCCCGTGCTTTTATCGCCGCCAGATTATTCGCATCCTCTTCGCTGAGACCTTTACTGATAGCATCTTGATATGCGCGTTCAGCAACCACCGCTCTAGTAGCACCGTCCACCGCTTCATGTATTTCCTTAATCCGCTCGATGCCCTTGGTTGTCCAGCCTTTGCCTTTCTCGACATATTTGATGAACTCTATAGGGTCAGTGATAACGTCCTGTGCTGCGACTATGCCTCTGCGCTTCAGGTCTTCATACCGCTTGGACTTACCTGCGGCTATCTTGGTTATTTCAGCAAGAGTATCAAAAGGCGTCACCAACCCTGTTCTACCAACAAGGCTAGCGGTCAGTGGCTCACGCACCAACTGCCGATACCAGAACAGCGGGTTCATAACCATAGCGCCGCGCACGACGCCTGATACTTTCTTAAGCTGTTTGAAGATAGGATTGATTAGAGGCTGCGCGGCTTGCAAAGCGAACAACGCCTGCTTATCTTTGATGGTGTAGTATTTAACCTCACCCTTGTCACGGAATTGCACAGCATCAGGATCGTCTTTACCTAATCTGCTAGGCTCTGCTGCACCCACGAGTTCCATCTGTAGTGCTGCGGCTTTGTTGAGATTGTTCTTAGCTGCTGTCATGGTGCACAGTGCGATGTGCTTGAGAATGTTACTCTCTACCATAACCTCATGGAAGTGAGCTTTCTGCCGCTTTATCTCAGGCAGTTTGTTTGCACCTCTACCCATTTTGCTGATGATGAGTTGCAGGTGCTTTTTAGGGTCAATCATAGCCTCTTCAAAGTCTTGCACCTTGTACAGAGGTATGTAGTTAGGGTACTCCCGATACTGCTTGGCTGTTTTAGAATCTATCAATCCGCTATCTTCGAGAAGATCAACGGACTTTCTCAGCAGGTCATAGACGTTTTGTGCTTCGCGGGCCAACTCAGGCTCGGCGCGTTCTAGCTCCTCTGCTTTACGAATATCCTCTTCAGAGACTTCGGTGCGGCCTCTATCATAGTTGATACCCTCTAGCTTTTTCTCAGCAAGAGTGCGAAGGTTTTGCGCTGACCGAGTGAAGCTCGCTCGCTTCTTCTTGTCCTGTAGAGTGCTAGCATAGTCATCCAGCTCGTCTGCTTTAGTCAGCAGATCATCAGCAAGGGCTTTGGTTTTTATGTCAGCCTCGCGTATGGATCGACCTCTAAGTGCTACCAGCATTTCGTTGAACAGTTCTTTTTTGCCTGTCTCAGCTACTCGCCTGAATATCTTCTCTGGGGCTAAACTGTGATCTTTAATCGTCATCACAGAGCCGTCGCCTACATCTTTTACGAATCCGTTATGGATAGAGTCAGCAATGACATTGCCCACCTGCGCGAAATGGCTAGCTAGGAAATCAACACGGGCCTTTTTACCGACCATAGTAGGCAGGTTTTCTGTAACCTTGCCCAATGCTTCAGACTGGTCAAGCCATTCACTACGCAAAGAAGTATGCCGCCCTGATGTAAGAACGTCACGCGCAGCTTCTGAAAGTTTTTCGCCAAAGTCCTTGTCCTTTAGCTTGCCTGCTAATCCTCTTTGCCCTCTAGGGGTTTGTCGAGACATTACTCTAGCGGCATCTGCTCCAGCACCTGTTACGATTATAGCCTCATCTTCCCTAATATCCTCCGCTGTATAGGGGGCACTCTCTCTGCGCTGCTCAGCAGTCAGTTTGCGCCGCCCTGCGACATCTCGCGCTTCTCGCTCACCAGCTAGGAGCTTATACAGCGCGTGTTGAATATCAGCGAATTGGCTAGTAAAGTCGTTAAGGGCATCGGTTGCCTCTATTAGTTCTGCTTTCTTCTCATCTAGGGAAGTTTCCAGCTTTTCTATTTCGGCTTTATGCGTGCTTTCGATTTTTCCAGCAAGGTCATACTGTCGAGCTTTTACTGAGGTATCGTAAGCGCCCTTAAACTCTCTTTTCTTATCAGCAATATACTCTTTTAGCAGCTTAACCGTAGTTTCAGCATTGTTAACCCTTTCGTATAAAGCAGCGTTTTTACCAGCATTTTCCTTAAGCTCTTCAATCGGGGCGGTCTTTTCCCTCTCGTAAGCTAAAAATTCGCGCTGTAATGCTTTAGCGCTAGCACTATTGCGTACAGTTTGCTGCTGCGCTTCAGTGAGTTCGTCATAAGGCTTAGCGTAAAAAACACTAGCTACCATATCTTCTCTGTTGTAACGACTTTTAACCTTACTAAAGGGCACACCCTGCTCTTCCATAGCCAGTGCATTGAGCGCGTCATAGTTAGAGGGGGCGCTGCGTGCCCAGTATTTTGCTAGCTTATTTAAGGAATCTATGTTGCTTAAGCGCACCGAATTACTATTGCCGCCGCGAGCAAAACCCTCCTTTGTTTGAACCCAATGCTGTATTTCGTGCAGGGCAGTGCCGAGCGCGGCGTCAGCAGAAAGGTTGTTAGGTGTCACGTTTAGAGTGTTAGTTGCAGGGTCAAACCAACCTAAACTCTCGTCATAAAAGTCAAACAGGGCAGGGCGCTTAGTGAACTTTACCCCCTTTAGCTCAGGATAAGCAGCGAATAATTCAGGAGCGTCTAGTACATCCTCAAGACGAAGCCCTTTGCCTCTTACAGATGCTTCCGATATTTTTTCCCAGTCTGTCGCCCATTCAGCCTTGTCGTCTGGAATTTCAAAACGCCATTCGCCCTCCGTGCCTTTGAACCAGCCTGTATCCTTACGGACTTTTTGGGCGCTTTCTCCAGCAGTGGTTCGTTTTTCAGCTTCCTCAAGTTTGCCTAAGTCAGCGCCAACAGCGCTCTTTCCTGCGTAAACTGCTTTAACAGCGGTGTCGCTAGGCATAGCAACGCCTTCAGCCGCAGTAGTTTTTAGCAATTCTTGTAGGATGCTATCCAGCTTAGCCTGCATTGGGCGCTGGGCGTTGTAGTCAGCAACTTGCTTTTCGTACTCTGCTTTGCGGTCGAGATACTCGTTTAGTGCAGTGTCATACGCCTGTTTCTGCTTGCTGGGTAAGCCGAATAATCTTGTAAGAGTGTCAACGAATTTCTGCCACAGGGTGCGTACAGGTGCTTGGCCCTTAAATGCAGCAGGCTTAGCTTTCAGCCTATGCCCATCTTCGTCGTACTTGCTTAAAACCTGTCGGAAAGAAGGCAAAGTCAAGCTGTATGCCAGCGTTTCACTAGGGTCTTTGCCTATTATGTCATCCCAGAATTTCCCGTACTTTGGGTTGTTGGAATGAAGTACGCGACTTATTTTGTCCGATAGACCTGTTAGCTCCGCCCGTGCAGATGGGTTCCGCACCAGAGCTGCCTCAGTTAAAGCATGGGTGACTTCGTGGATTACGTTGTCTTCGCGGAAAACGTTAGGATCATCTGCTTTGAAATAGAGATGAGCACCATCTTCGCCCACTACGGTAACTGCACCCGCCTTGGCTGCATCAAAGGCATTTTTAACATTACGCGGTATCTTGTCTCCTTGCTTGAAGAATGTAACCTTGGCTGCCGCAATATGAGGAGATGTTAAATACGTCTTAGCAAGATCATGTAGGCGAGAATCCGTAGCTATTTTGACGTATCTGTTCAGCAGGTCTTTAGCATCTGTTGCTGACTCGAACTCTTGTATTGGTAAGGAGAGCACTCCTTTGTCTGGGTTTTTGCCCCTACCGGAGAAAAGGAATTTGCTTGCTGGGGCATAGGTAGGATTTTTAGCGAACACTAGACCGCCGATTTGCAAAACCTCCTCAGCATGAGTAACGGGTTCCATGTTAGCGCGATCATAGAAGTAGCTATGGCGCTCCGGGTCCATGCCCACCTGAATCCATTCTGGGTCATTAAGGTATTGCTTTCCCAGCGTTGCAGCTTCTTCTGGGGATACAGGCTTCCACTTACCTTCCATTGTCGCTATGGTGGCTTTACCAGAACCCTTAGCTATGTTTAATGCAGCTTTTTCAGTAATCCCAAAAGATACATCCGTAGCTCCTGCGACACTTTCGTACCCAATAGGCTTACCCGCAAACCCCCCTCGACGCGGTGTATGCACCGTGACTACCCAAGCGCCGTGATCCCTGTAGGCGGGGATGTCTAAGCGCAATCCTATATTTTCCCCTTCCTCCAGAGTGCCGCTCGCCTCACCTATTTTGTCTACTTTATCTTTAGATAAAGCGTTGTACATTTCTTCCAGTGAGGCAGGCTTGGGGATACTACGATATGCTGTAACAGGTTTATATTTGTTTACCAGTGCAGCGTAGTCTTCCTTAGTAATTTCCCCAGCAGCTAATTGCTCCGCCGCTTGGGTTAACTCAGCAGTGCGCTTGGTTACATCCTTATAGTGCATAAACTCACGAGGATTTACCATCCCCGTAGGAACCTCTTCCGCGACAGCTTTTACTTTTTCCGTGGGTTCTTCGTCATCGACTTCAACATCTTGCTCCCCTTGTCGGCTTGGTTCCATTCCTTCGCCACTGATTGTTTGATCCCCACCTTCTTCGAGAACGCTGGGTTGTGCGCCGCCGCTGCCATCAGTCGGGCCTGTTTCGGAGACTTGCTGGGCATTTTGTTGTACCTCGTTAAGTTTAGTGCGTAAAGCGTCTATAGCCTGCTGATCGCGGGGCATATTCTTCGCTTCTATTTCATCAAGAAACGCATTGATAGTGGGGCCATGAGAAGGGTCATCTGGGTTAAGCTGCTTCAATCCCTTCATGACTAGGGTATTCTTACGCGCCTTCAACCCTAATTGTTCGTAGTAGGGCTTCTCTTGCACCGTAGGTTCTGGTACTTCTTCTACTGGGGGTTGTGCCTTGGCTTCCTGCATCTGCATGTAGCGCACAGCGTCCTTATAGGGCATACCTTGTAATTCTTCAGGTATCTCGATAGGTTGGCGCTCTTTCCTCTTTTCTGCCTTAGCAACAGCTTGTTCTTCTAGGGCTGTTTGCTGAGCGAGCTGGGCTGCTTTCTGTGCGGCTAACGCCTCTTCCGTAGCTTTCTGCTCTTCGATGCGGGCTACTTCTGTAGCCTTGATGTGGTGTCTGCCAAGACCTTGCGCTACACCGGCAACGCCACCAAAACCTGCAACTTGTTTAGCAGTGTCAGCATATTCCTGTAGAGCAGAGTCATCAAATAAGGGCTGTCCAGCATAGGCGCGTTCTATGACATTCTCAGCTACTTCACTGCTGGTGAAGGCTGCATCCGTGATGCCTACCTGTTTAGCTATATTGCCGAGGCGTGAGCCTACGAGTTTCTTGGCTTCTTCAATACCGCCTTTTTCTACAGCCTTTATAATAGTCTCTCTAGCACCCAGCACTACGTCATCACTGAATAACTTTTTCAACGGGCCGAGCAGTCTGCCGCCTACATAATCAAGGGCAGTCTCGCCCACAGCATAGGGGCGTGCCTCGCTAGGTACAAACTCTTTGCCTGTTTCCTTAGCGCGTTCTTCAAGCCCACCCATAGCGCCGCCATACAGAGCAGCAGTGCCCGTAGCTGGGCCTACACCCGGAATAGCATACGCAGCAGCGTAAGGGACAATCCCCGCACCTGTTTGAACGATTGGGTAGCCTACAGTCTTCTCAAACCAACTTGCATCTTTAGGCATCTCAAAGACGCCCTCTGCTCTATGACCTAGCTCTTCGCCATAGCCACGCATCGACTCCCCAGCACCTGTAATGGCTTCCCCTATAGGCTTCGCATACTGCCCCAGCAGTTCAGTGTCAGCCACAGCTTTCCCTAGCTCTTTTGTTTCTCCACCAAGCCCTGTAAATATCCCTGCACCGCTTGTCAGAAGCGATTCTTTAGCCGCAGCGCCATAGCTTGACTTATTGGGAGTGGGAGCGCCTTGAGGAGTAGCATATTCAGGGGCTTCTTTGCGAAGCATACCCAGCACCTCGTCATCAGACATATCATATTCAGCGTTGACAGTCTGGCCGTTGGGCGCTTGGAATTGGCGTAGCGGAACGCCTTCTATGCCTTCTTTTTTCAGCATAGCCGCTACTTCTTCATGCGACATGCCCTTCTCAACATTGATCGTCTGCCCCGTGCTTAACTGCATGGGGGTGGTTTCTAGCTGAGAGTATTGTGGGGATTGTCCCTGCCGTTGTTGGAATGGCCTACCACCTGTTACATCTAAGTACATTCCAGACGGAGCGTTCTGTATTTGCTCGTCAGGGATAGCAGCGAAGCGCCGCGCTTGCGCGGCCCTATTTTCATAGTTGGCATACTGTTCATTCGGACGTTCATAGTAGCGCCCAAGTATGACAGCAGCTTGCTCAGGAGTGCGCGTCTGCATAGCTTTTTCGAGAGCAGCTCTTTCTGGCCCTTGTAACTCACTAACAAAATAATCGAGCTGCGTAGTAAGGTCTTGCGGAGAGCGCCCTTGGCGTTTTGCAAAAGGGATTAGCCCTTCATACCCGCCACCGCCATAGAGCCTTTCTTTGCGCCATTGAGCGATACCTAGCCCACCCTCCTTGTTTAAGGAACCCCCCGAAATACCGCTTGACTCTTGTGCAAAGTTACCAACTGCACCAGCAGCAATATGTGCAGGGAACCCCTTAGCTTCTAAGTATCTACGGGCATAGGCGAGATTCTGCTCACCATCACCCTGCATTGGCCTAGCCTCGCCACCCATGTAGGCTTCTATATCCGCTAGCTCTCGCCGCTTATCCTCTTCCCGTTCTTTGGCCGTATAGGGGCGTATCCCTATAAGCTCGTCTAGCGCGGCATCGCCAGAGCCAACAGAAGGGTCGAACAAAGAAGCAAGGCCAGCGTACTTATCCATGCGGTTTCCTGAGTTAAAGTTGCTTGAGGTATTTTACTGCCTTACGCCTTGTCTTGTAACTGTTAAACCGCCACCCAGCCCGCCCCCGCCTAGCTCGCCACCGCCTAGCCCTAACGGGGTAAGCCCATATTGAACTCGCGCCTTGGTTAGTATTTGGTCAAAATTGGGGTTTTCGCCCTTGTCTCTTGCTGCATTATAATCAGCCACCGCTTGCTGGAGAGCAGCATGCTCAATAGCTGCATTAGTTTTACCAGACACAAGCGCAGCGCGTTTTTCAGCCTCTATCCCTTTTTCTCGGTCTAAGGCCCATCTCTCTTCAAAAGGCATCCTCCCTCTATTCGCCGCTCTACGCTCTTCGCTTGCCATTTCAGCTTTCTGCTGCAACAGTTTCAAAATTGTATCGACGTTGCGAGCATGCTCCAGTTGAGGGGCTTTTTCTTCTTCTCCATATATGTCATAGGCTTTACGTGCAATGTCTGCTTCTTCTTTAGCTCCTTGCTGGTAAGCGGATAGCGCTTGGATGCCACCAGTCCCGATAGCTTGACCTAGATAGGGCGATGAAGAACCCAATGTGCCAGAAATCATACCCATAAGGGCACCTAGCCATTTGTCTTCCTTAGCACCAGTCTGCATTTCTTCAAGGCGTTTAGCCTGCGCGTCAGACATCTTAGCGTTGGATAACCCACGCAGTTCGTCCAGCATTTTGACTTGGCCTTCAAGAGAGGGTATGCCATAGCTTTCTCCCGGCATGAGAGAGGATGCACCCTGCGGAGAGGCTTCTGTAGCAGCAGGGGCCGCTTGGCTATTTGTCTTTATGGTCTGCTCTTCAGGTGGCGTATACCCAGCTTTTTTCGCTTCTGGAGTAGGCTCCGCACGAGGTGTTACAGATGCGCCCGTAGTAGGTTCCTGTTTACCAACCTGTTTGCCTTCCTGTTTTAGAGAGCCTAGCCCTGCACTAGGAAAGACTTTCGCCATCTGTTGCTCAGTAACGCCTAGCCTTGTTTTATCAGAGGAGGCTCCATTTTTTGGCGGGGCAGTAACTCCTTTTGTTTCCTCTTGCGGTGCCGCTTTGCCTCCCATCCATGAGGGCATGTACTCTTTCCAGTCCTCAGCATACTGTTTTTGGAATTGTGGGTTAGCGAGTGAGTCAATCATATCCCAAGCGCCCAGTGCTACGCCCACTGGCCCAAGCACTTTGCCTACTGGCCCAAGCACTTCGCCTACTGGCCCAAGCCCTTTGCCGAACTTACCTGCGGCCCTACCCACTTTACCTAGTTTAGTTGCTAGGCTTTCTGCTTCAGGCACTGCGAGTTTTTCTGCCTGTGGTATCTCCCTGCTAAGAAACTCTCGTGCTTCTTTGCTAAGTTTGCTGGTGTCCATACCACGGGGGGCTTTTGCCGGAGGCGGCTCTTTAGGTAGTTCATACCCAACGCTTTTGTCTAAATTCTGCCATTTGAGGCGGCGGTTCAACCGCTCCATTTCTGTAGCAGAGTCTGCTTCAGATAGCCCTTGAATTGACTTGGGCGTGGCCCGCCCTTGTGTTGGCTCCGGTTGGTCAGAGACCATACCCGCCCGCTGTTGATATGCAGAAGGACTAGAGCGCTCTCCTCGTAATCCTCTCCGCGCTGCCTCTTCTTCTAGCCGCGCTCTGGTCGCCGTGTCTTGCTCCCGCAATAACTCCTGCATCAGCTTTTCATCTTCTCGGCTGAGTATATCCCCAGATTCGTAGTAGCCCGGAGCATCAGGTATCATTTTTGATAGCGCCTGTAAGGAGCCACCTGTGGGGAATCCACGCACTGCGCCACCTTGAGCAAAGTGCTCTTGGATAGCCTCAAGAACATCAGGGGGGATTACACCGCCTTGAGCAAAAGACACTAGACCACCACCTGCCATACCCATTTCAGGTTCAGGTTGTGGCTGCGCCGGAGGAAGCTGTCCCTGCATAGCAGGGAGCTGGCCCATAATACCTTGCTGTTGAGCAAGGTGCTGCATCACTGTGCCTTGGGGTGCGGGGGTTTGTGCCTGCGGTGCTTGTTGCAGCGCAGCGGCGGCGGCGAGTCCTTTCGGCCCTATAGGTTGTCCTTGAGCAGCGGCGGCTACAGCTTGCTTAGCCGCATTAGGATTGGCACTGTATACCTTGAAAGCAGAAGTTAGCTGGTCAACAATTCCTTGGCTCATACTTTGCCCCCTTTAGCTTTACCTGCACCCCAATAGCTAGGCACCTGAGTATATTGCCCCGTCGTAGCTGATCCCGGCATACCTGTTATCATGGTTACTCCCGGACTCGCTGCTTGCGTTGCGCCACCCCAATAATTTTTAGCGCTCTGCTGTCTGGTGTTGTAGTAGTCTTGGCCCAGACCTTGTAGCGTTTGCCCTGCGGCACCCCAGCCCTGAGCACCTGCCATTAGCTGATCCTGCCCCGTGTTAAACTGACCCATACCTTGCGTGTAAGCGTTCTGCAAGCCTTCTTGGGCTATTTTGTTTAGCAGGAAATTCTGGTTGCGCTGGCCTTCCGTTTCCATCAATGCACCGCGAGAGCCACCAAACGCACCCAGGCCGACCTGATTTGAACGGAGCAGATTCTGCTGTTGAGCAAAGTCCCTATTAGCCTGCTGCTTCTGCTCGTCAATGACATTCTTTATGTAGGGACTCATGTATTGCTCAGACACGCCCGGATCAGTCCACGACTTTCTTTTTTCTATTTCCTCAATAGCCCTAAGAAAGTAAGGGTTCGTAGACATCATTGTTTTAGGGTCGTAGAATGGCACTACGCCTACATCTGCTTCCGCACGGGTATAGGGGGATGCAGCAGCTCTTTTGGCCTCCGCTTTGTCGTATGCAGCGAGATTCTTTAGCTGCATAGGTGTTAATTTCTTGCCTTCCTCTTGCCTAGTCCTGAGAAAATCAGCGCGGTCAGCGGTAATGCCTTTGCCTTTTTTGTAGCCACGTAGGGACATGATGCCGCCTTCAGCCGCCTTTTTCGGCGCTTCTTCCTTTGGCGCTTCTTTGGTAGCAGGTGGGTTGGCAGTGCCTAGCTGGGATTTATATGCTGCCAAATCTGCATCGGGGGCTAACCCCGCCCACTGCCTAGTGTATTCAGGATTGCCACCGTACATGCCTTCGTATAAACGAGCATCTTGAGCGCCACGGCGCAAGGTGACAGAACCGGGAGCAAACTGCTGCCCGTACAATAGTTGTTTAGCGTAGTCCGAAAGGTCGGTTATTTGGGTGGATGAAGTTTGGGCGAGTTGTCCGGGAGCTGAGGCCATAATGTTACCTTCTAAATTTTTACAATATGATTTGGATATTGGTGGATTTTTTCCGGGCACCTAGCCTAGCCCACAAGCGCAACATCGAGTCACGAACCGCCCCTTCCATACATGTAGCCCCCTTGCTCACTAAGATAGAAGCGAACTGAGAAAACACCTCTGGATTGGACACAAACTTACCGCCGAAATTAGTCACAAAAGCTACGCGATGGTCAGTTCTATTATAATAAGCCACGGTAGCTACTCCACGCACTGTGTTGCTCTCATCCACTGCAACAACTAAAGCCCAAGAACCCTGCACCAGCCGCGCTTTCACTTCGTCTAAAGTAAACTCTCCATCAGCATACTCAACAGAGGTGGTGATAAACTTCTCTACATCAGGCCACGCTCTATTTACAAACTCTATGGGTACTTCTTGGACGCTATAGGCCACTAGACTTTACCGAAAAACTCATCAAGAAACTTAGCGCCCGCCTTAGTTGAGCCATTACCAAGAGCGCTTACTACGTCGGCAGGGATAATAAACTGCCCATTCTCAAGATTAACTGAGCCGCCATGTGCTAGTTTTTGGTTCATAAGATTGCCTCCTAGCTCTTGGGCTTTTTGCCCTTCCTGCTGTTGCTGTCTGGTTGCGTTACGATTTGCCGCATTTACCGAAGCACGCTGCTGCTGGGCCTGAATACCTTTGACGCCTTGGTCTACTACTTGCCCTGTCGCCGTTTGCCCTAAGAAGTTTCCTACAGCCCCTAGTCCCCCCTGCGCCGCTGAAGGCAGTGCAGCAGTTGACATACCTCCTCCTGCTGTTGGTGCTGTAACACCCGCAGAAGTAACACCCACGCCCGGACTAGCGGGAACCGCTCCCTGTAAGCCAGCCAGCCCCATTTTACCGGCTGCGCCTGCGCCCACCCCAGAAGCTAAAGACGTTGGAGCCGTTGCTCCCGCCCCCGCCGCAGCTAGATTAGCTAGAGCCGTCGTTGACGCCGCAGGAGCAAGTGCCGTACCTGCTAGTGCAGAACCTGCACTGCCCGCCATAGTAGCCCCAGCCATAGTGCCCAAACCACCAGCGCCAGCCCCTGCACCGAGAGCGGTGCCCGCTGCTCCACCTAAAACGCCGCCAAGAGAAGCTGCCGCTGCCCCGGCGACATTGCCTATAGTAGTGCCGATAGTGATAAGGGCGGCGAAGCTCATAACTTATCCTCAATTTGTAGACTGTTGTATTCAGTCATAGTATCACAAACCAAAAAATTTTCTATCTTTTCCAGCACTTGCTCTTGACAAGCATGGACTGTTAGCCACTCTACGTCGGTTATTGCGTATACTGCTCGCTGCGTTCCGGGTTTAGTTACAAACACCGCAGGGGCTATTACCTCTGCCTTATTACCTAGCTCATCTACAACAATGCAGTGGCCTTTAAGCGCGACCGTTATATGCTCTGATTTATGCACCTTAGTTACAACCGTCGCCCCCGCAGGGACATAGATTCTTCTGCCATATAAGCCGGGCGTATGGTAGTGATCCAACGGGGCTTCAATCTGGGTAAGCTCGCCAGAGTCTATCGCATTGTGCATGCTGGCTTTCAGCTCAGCGAGGTGCGCCCCTTTTGCTACAGCGTTCATTAGGCTTTAACTCCGGTCATAGCATGGATGAAGGCTTTTTTAGCAGCGTCCTGAATAATCTGCTTGCCCTTATGCGAATGCGCGGCACTTCGTACTGCTGTGAGCATACGGTCTAACTTAGCTTCCATAGATTCCGCTATTTTCTTAGGCACAACATACTCGCCATCAGCGACTCGTACATCTTCCTGTCCTGAGATATTAGCGGGAATATCGTCGCTCATCCCATCTCCATCACCCTCAAGCAAGCCCCCATGCTCGTAATGATCTACAACTTCACTCCGCTGAGGGGAGGCCGCTGGATAGGGAGTGGCGCGAGCTATTTGTGACTGTGGGTACGCTGCGTTAGGGTCTATGGGCTGGGTATGAATAAAGCCGCCGTTAGCAAAGCGATCTTTCAGCGCAGCGAGGCCACCTGACCGTTGGTAGTCTTCAAGAAACCACTCAGGGAACCGTATAGTTGCATCAGTGTTGGGAGGATGAATTTCTAGCGCACCGCCATCTGCATAGCCCGGAGAGTTGTATAATCCCTGAGTCAACTGTGCTAACTTGGCTGCTTCTTGCTGGCGTTTCTGCTGTAGTTGCTGTTCTTGCTCGCTCATGTAGTCGCTGAGCGCCATGTTACTGCCAATACCAGAGCCAAGTGTAAATGCAGGCAGTGCCCCCTTGCCTGCTATATCAAAGTATTTTTCTAAGTCTACATCAGAAGAAGCGGGTGCAGCTTCCGCAGGAGTGGAGGCAACGGCAGTGGGTGCCGTTACTTCAGAAGGCATTTCGCCAATAGGTTTATTGAACGCTTCTGCTATGGGGCTAGATGCGTTTTGCCCTGCTAACTGCTGATTGGATACGCCAAAGGCTTGAGGCTTTGCTAACTGTTCTGGAGTCACACCAAACCCAGTATTTGCCACACCCTGCTGCGTCATGGGGTTGCCCAGCGCACCCTGTATATCTTTGGACTTGTATGCACCCCAGCCGCCACTTAGCAAACCTGTAGCCGCACCGCCCGCTGCGCCTGCCTGCCCTCCAGTAAGAGCGCCAAGACCCGCACCAAGAGCTGCACCAGACAAAGCACCAAGAGTCCCACTGCCTATATCTCCCAGCAGCTTGAGCGTATCCGGTTTCAAATCCAGCCCACTTAGCCCAGAAGCAATCATGTCCCCCGTGCCTTCCTTAACAAACGAGGATAGTGCAGGTGCTCCTACAGCGGTGATTCCTTGGCTAAAAAGATTTTCAAGTCCGTACATGATTGCCTCTAAGGTACAATGTTCAAAACGCCCGCGTTATTCCAGATAGAGCCAGAAGGCAGCCCTGCGGCAGAAGTAGGTAAATTAGTCAAAGTCAGGGTCGCCCCGCGCATCTGCCCCGGATTCGCCTGTTGCTGGATTATGTAATTGAGCTGGCGAACGAGGCTGTTAAAATACTGCGTGTCATATTCTAAAGGAGGCAGAGGGAGGACTGAGTTGGGTACGTTGTTGTTATTAGCCATTTTATCTACCTGCGGCCATCAGCCTTAATGTCTAATCGAGGAACACCTAACTGCCAGCGAACGCCTAAGCCATCACTTTCTATGCGGAAGGAAGCCTGCCTGCCTCTCAGTCTGAGCCACGTATCAGGAGTGTACTCGTATACCTGAATGGTAACTTCAGAGCCGTCCACAACGGCGTCATTCGACTGCATAAAATTAGCTTGGCCCGGATAGTTTCTCACTGATAACGTAACATCAGCAACAGGAGCAGTGGTATCAGACCCAATAAAATCTACGTCATGAATGATACGCTTGATGAATGAAAAGCTATCGCCCTCACCCAAGTCAAAGTCTGCACTACGAATATAAGCGTCGATAGCAACCGCCGGAATATCAAAGCCATCATCAGCTCCTAACTCGTGGAACAGCACTTTCCCACTCGCCGTAACACCCGCTGCCGCTACAGGGTATTTGAACAGAGTGGAGTTCATCCAAGCCGTGCGCTGTTGCGCTGCATCCCAAGAGCCGTAGTACCAGAGTTTTTCTAAGTAGTTATAGACAACATACCTATCATTGACCAATGACTCAGCGGAGGGGTAGTGCCACCACACTTCGTTGTAGCGCTCGTTTGTGCCTGCGTACACCATGTCTAGCTGCTCGGCGTTTATATCTGAAAAGACATACTGATACAAAGAGCACGGGAGAGAATCCACTCTTCCTGTGTATACATAGAATTTGTTTACCCCCATCCAGAAAGTCATACCTGCTGCACTAGCCTTGGCATTGGGGGACGCGATGCTTATTGATGCTGAGATAACATTGAACCCAAAGACATACGGAGCACCCAGATAGCGCATAGAGTACAGAGCAGCGTCAGACCAAAGCAAATACTCTTGGCGCGTTTTCTCCGCTGTTATGAGGCGGCTACCTATGGACAGCAGTTGATTGCCCGCAGTGTTTGTGATGTCAGATGGATTCCATATCAAAGGATTTTCTTGCGAGCACCAGCTAACCATCATGGGCTGCTGAGCAGTGTTTGTACTAACAACAGTACCCGTAGTGCCTGCTACCGTAGACCCTGACAAGATAGCGGTAAAGCTAACCCCGATGGTATTAGATGCTGCTCCAAGAGGGATAAAATTTGTGTTACCAACTTCTGCTATGGTGTAATTTGTGTCAATAACAATAGTCTCAGCTAAAACCGGAATCGTTACATTAGCCCCTAGCGCAACAATATGCCGCTCCTCGGTGACAAAAGCCCAAGACGCTATAGAAGGAGCGCATAGGTCAGCACCCGGTAGGAACCTTACATTTACCCCCGCCCCAGTCACTACCCCATTTGAGTCCAGATTGACAGAAGCATCCCAATAGTAAATCGGCAGGTTGGCTGGGTTGTAAACGAGGTCTTCCCCGAAGTTGTCCCCACTCCACGTACGCAGCCTAGTGACCGTAACCGTAGGAGAGTAAGTGCTAGGAGACGGCGTGCCCCACCCATGCCCTGTACCCCAGTGTCCAACACCCCAGCCAGCGGCGTACTCATTTATGGGCAGGCCGGGAGTTAGCCCCGAAGGAGTAATATCATAAAAGTTTTCGCGCACCCAAATGTAGAAATTGGTGTGAGTGCCTACGCCCAGCAAGTAGTACCCTGAGAGAGAAGTCCATTCGTTTAGATGGCGGCAAATACCTAAATACTCTTCGTCACCTTGCCATGCCCAGCCCCCTAGCTTTTCCGGTGCCCCAGAGCGAAAGCGCACTTTGTCGCACTCGTACCACCCGCCTTCATTGGCGTAGTTGGTGGATTCTCTGGAGATACCGGGTCTAAATTGGACTTTTTGTAAGGGCACGTGGATTCCTATTCAGCTTTCAAAAGTATGCAGCCGCGTTATTTGGCTACCCATCCAGTGTCGCCTACCCCTGTCTCTTTAACAAATAAAGTAGAACCAGCACCACCATTCGTCCTTGTATACAAAGACCCCACAGGCGCAGCCACTACTCCTTCAGGAGAGCCGAAACCGGAAGTCCATATAACAGTACCAGAAGAACCCGGATAAAAGTTAGCGCTATAGACATTATTGATATAGGCATTAGCCCACCTCAGAGAAGTAGTGCCAAAGCCTTGCACGTTATTAGCACCGGGGCGTAAATTACCATCTGAAGATATAGTAAGACGAGTAGTCCTATCAGCTACATCCGTGCTGCATCTAAAACGAATTGCCGTCGGTACAAACGCCGCTGCTACGCCATCTTGAAGAAAATCTATACGAGCGCCGGGGACAAATCCCGTACCATTATCGCCATTAGCGTCTATTGCGCCTATAGAATCGTTTAAGACGGTTGCGATTGGTGTATCTCCGGGGACTGCGGTGCGCGTTTTACCGAAGCGGATTGTCCCGCTTGCCGCATCATCAGCATATTGGGCGATACCAAAAGTCGTAGTTTCATTGGTGCCCCCCACCATTTTTAGAGCGGGGTTAAGTGAGCCAATGCTAGCGTACAAGCCATTATAACCGCCGTTTACATCAACAAATGATGATTGTGCAACAATAGTACGATTAGGCGTTGTGGTTGCGTTAAAGCGAATGGTATTGCTATTAGGGTCAATCCCAAAGTAAATCTGCGTGCCATTGAGAGTTACAACAGGCTCCATCACAGAAATATCACCAATATCTGGAGTGGTGCACCCAACGCCAATGTAGCACGTTGTAATATCGAAAGACGCTGGAACAACAGCTTTCAGCACAGATGGTCGATAATCAGCGTTGTTAGCTATAATCATTTCTGGCTTTCCGCCAGAAGCACTCCCGATGGAACCATAGTTAATCCACTGCCGACCTTGGCCGGAGTTAGCTTTGGCTTTACATGAAAATTCTATTTCATCCCCACCTTGCACGTTAATCGTCAGATACAATGATTGATTAGTGCTTGTGGAGCCGTCAATTATGTTTAGAACTCCAGAAGAGTCTATGGTGTATGACCCGCCTGACCCTTGTAACTGCCATTGCGTCCATACATTTGCTGCTGCTATAGCCATTAAATAATACTCCCCAGATAGTAATTAGACATAATTCGATTTATACCTAAGTCCATAAGTTGCTTGGCAATATACGGGCTGTCTACAGTCCAAACTGTTAACTTAATGTTAGCTGCGCTTGTTGATGACACCCAAGTAATACTGGGATTCGCTAGTACAGTGCTATAACTACAGGCAAGTTCTACTGGGCCACCGAGAGCAATTAACTGAGCGATAACAGTGTCCAACTGTGCCTGCGTTGTTGGTGTATAAAGATAGGCTAAGCTAACAGTAGCGTCTAAATTTCTAACGTACTGTAGATCAGAAAAATTGAAAGACTGCCAGCACGTAATCGGTTGGCAGTTGTTGTTATTCATACTATCCAGCATAAGCTGGATATTGCTCTGGGTTTTATACCCTTTGATTTCAGGCATTGCAAGCGCGTTACGCGCCCGACATAGTGCGAAGTATTCGTCTAGTGTAGGGATGTAGCTGTCACTAAACTTTGCGTTAAAGAATGATCCAGCATCCAGCCCGCGCATGTAGCTATAGTAATTCAATGCTGCGACTGCGCCTGTGCCATTGGTAGTACGATCCACAGTAGAGTCGTGGATGATTACAGGTACGTTGTCTAAGCTGATCTGCACATCACACTCGATTATTTTACTGCCCAGTGCGATACCATTCGCAAAAGAAGACATCGTGTCTTCAGGAGCCATACCCGCACCGCCACGGTGTGCTATCCACGTCATAGTCTGTGACTCAACGTAGTTGGCATAGCTGCCGTAGTCCTGTTGAGCGTAAGCAGCGTTAATTCCAGTCGTGCTTATTTGCAGCCCCGTAGCTACATTGTCCCCATCATAAACAGTTTTAAGCTGGGAGGTAACACCGCCCGGCACTTGAAGAATATCCCCAGAGTTTACGAGTCCGACCTGAACCTGCGTGGTGCTTACTTTTAGCTGAGTGCTTGCACCGTTACCATCCTGCACCGTTTGCAGGGCAGAAGTAACTCCTCCGGGGACTTGGAGTAAACCGTTGAAGGTTTGGTTTATTTGCTGGTTGGATAGATTTGACATAGCTTAACCCAATGGTGCCTGTTCAGGCTCGCTGGCCGCCATCCACGGCAGGTCGATTGACTTAGGTTGTGGGGCACGCTGTCTTTCAATCTGTTCTATAACGCGGTCTTCAAACTCCGTAACGCGACTACCTAGAGCCTTCTTTACCCATGCGGCAGCCTGCTCCTTCGTTACTTGCTCGATAGGCGTGAACGTAGCTGGATCGGTACTAGCGAAAGACACATCACTCTGCGTAAACCCTTTTAGGTCTCCATCTGATCCTTCGACATCGAAACATGCCTGAACAGCTACATTTTCAAGGCCGTCTTTGTGTATTACTTCAAGACGGGTAACGATCCATTCGATTGATATTGCCATTTGTGTTTCCTCTAAATTACATCGCTACAGTGCGAGAAGTTTCGATCATAGTGGTACCATCTGATACGAAGTTTACAACGAAAGTCTTAGCCGTGACAGTGCCAGTAGCCAGTGTGCCCGTTGTTAAGAACCCCGTACCGAAGGTAATGGTGTAAGATGTCGTGCCGCTCGTCACGATGATAATGGAAGATTCAGCACCTGCCGGAGCTACAGTAGTAGTATAAGTTGCCGTTGCGTTTGGCGTTACTTTGACCACATTATAAGAACCAAGCATCATTGCGGTCGTACCTGCTGAATGGGCGAAATACCCGCCAGCTACAGTACCATTGCTTTTAATCGGGCCTTGGAAAAAGTTGTCAGCAGTGCCAGCAGCGTAAAAGTTGTAGCGGCCTGAAGCGGTAGCTATATTCGAGTAGAAGCCGTAATTGGTAGTACCTGATACCAACGATGAGTCAGCATAAAAGCCCTGCATTACAGATATTGTTGAAGAAGCGCCCAGTGTCTGTAATGCGGAAGAAAAACCTCTGAATGTGGTAAGTGCTGTACTCGCAGCAGTGCTTGGGAAATTAAAGACGCCGTTATATGTTCCTGTTACGGTACTAGGAATAGTACCTTGGATATTAGCTACTGTGCATGCGGCAACTGAGTCTGTAGGGTATGTTCCTCTTAAGGAAAGTAAAGCGGCGGTGCTGATCGTGCCGTTAATGCCTACGCGCCCCGCGTTATCAATCCTCATCCGTTCTGTAGGGGAGGAAGCGCCATCCGCTGTAGTGCTGAACACCAACCTTCCGGGCATATCGTTAGTGCCGGGGGTGCCGTCTACTTCCGCTATGATAGCCGCTCCCCTTGTGTAAGATGACCCGTCCGCACCTGCAAACACTAATTGCCCAAGAATATCAGCGTTCTGGACTATTGTGTTAGCGCCGATTGTACCTGAACGGGACTTGTTAAGATAAATAATTGACCCATTCGGGTTACTTAGGAACGCATAATTGTGTTGTGTTGCTTCGCCAGTATTTGTTGCTACCTGTAACTTTCCTGTATCCGAAAATGCTCCCGCAATAGATGTAGCTGTTCCAATCAAAACATCGCCAGTCGCTTCAACAACGAACGGGCTGCTATCAGGATTAGTGTCATCCTCTACCACCAGAGCATTGCCCGAACCAGTCTGCGTGATTCGTAAGGCATTAGAGCTAGAAGACCCAGATATAACCACACCGGGCTGAACTGTTCCGTTGATAGTCACAGTATCTGCTGACGCATCGCCTAGTATGGTATTGCCTGATACAGTGAGGTTCGTAATAGCTGCGCTGGCCTGCTCAGTGGTAGCTTCATAGAAGTCCGTACCATTGCAGTAAACAAATTTAGCTTTACCAGCAGAAACTGGAACACCCGTGCCTGCGGCTGTTTTTACAGTAACAGTAGCATTTGATCCGTTAGCTACTACATATACCTTGCTAACACTGGGGGCAGTGACAGTTCGAGCAGTGCCCGGAGTACCTGTAATTCCCAAAATCATCTGACGAGCTTGGTCAGTAGCGCCATTGGCAACCGACAGGGGTACATCTCCTGCGGTTACATTTATAGCAGCTTGACCAGCAATCGACTGCTCAATCAGCGTACCAAGGTTGGTATTGGTCGTAGTACCCCATGTGTTGTTCTGTTCGCCGTAACCGATGAGTTCAATGCGAAGATTGGGGGAATAAGTAGACGCCATTTATTTTTCCTCTTTGGTTACGAAAGCTATCACACTAGCGACAGCTACAGCTAACTCGGTTATATTTTGCGTAAGTTCAGGGTTGAAGTGAACATCTAAGGCGGCCAAAAGGCCCAGCACGGCATACCATGTAGATTTCTCTCGTAGTCTATCTAGCAGCCAACTTGCTAAAGGGTTTAATTTCATCTCGGTATCTGCCAATGCGGGCCATCTTTGAATTTTCGCCAATCACCGCCCCAAGTGATGTCTACACCCAACTCTTTAGCTGCTTGTTTAATAGCAGGGGCTAACTGATGGTAATACTTCCAATCCCAACTAGCTTGCCCATCTACGAGTGGCGCTATGTCTACTGCATGGCCTGTGAGATGGTAGGAGTTCATGGTTTGGGATGCACCTTTGGCTACCAGATAGTGCTGGCGTTCTTTCGTCCGTAAGCCCTCAATTACTACGAAATCAATAGGTGTGATCTCAATAGCGCGTTTGACGACTTTCACCAAGTCAGGGTGCACCCCTTCAAGGCGTTTCAAGGACTTAGAACTTAAGCCAAAGGCCATCTCGTTACTCCTTACGCTTCGCTTTCGTCAGACTTTACCTGCTCTTCAGCCTGCTCCTTGATCTTTATGACCAGAGGAAACGCCCCTGACTTGGTAGGTAGATCACCCAACACAGCCAGAATAGCGTTGACTTCATCGACGGTAAGGAACAGAGATATTTCTTTCATTGTGCGGCCTTTTATGCTCGTTAGTTAAGTATCAGAAGCGCCGTAGTGCTAGTTGCGTTGGGGAAGCTCACTGTAAAAGTGCTGCTAGTAGACAGATAGGTTCCACCAAAATTGAGCACGAGGACAGCAGGCTTTCCGACAGCAGAGTCATTATAAATCAAAGCACCTGCGGCGGAGAACGACGCGCCCATCCATGAAACATCAGAAAAATCAACAAAGCTAACGGTTCCTGATGCTGTAATAGACTGACCTGTTAACGTCTTTCCGCCTGTAGTATATCCGCTTCCGTTGGGAACTTCACCTGTAGTTCCGGTATAGCTCACTGTAGCCGAGTCAAGATTAGCCATAGACGAGTACAGGGCAATTTTGAAAGTGCTTCCGCCAGAAGCGAAGTCATGCACCCCGCTCAGCAGTTCACTTTTGAATGTAGATACGACAGTCTGGTAAATAGCCATTACGTCACCATATCCCTAACTTGCCCTCTGCGGTATGTATCGCCACGATCTTTGCCATCGACTAGCTGTTTCAGTTCTGCCAGAGCTTCTTGGAATTTAGCCTGATAGGTCTGGATCAAATCCGCTTCCCCTTTCAGGTAAATATAGGCTTCTGTTATAGACCCCCAGAGAAGTACGTTCGAGAAGTTCTCTCCCAGCCAGCTAGTTCCTGCGGTTACAATGCTCTGCGGGTAAGCGTAGTAATTCAAGACCAAGGAGTAGGCACTGTTTGGGATTGGCCCAAGAATCATCTGAGATGCGTTGTTCAGCGCATAGGCAACGGGGAGACCGCGAGCGGTCTGGTATGGATAGGCTTCAGTGATGTAGTTAACATCCTTGTTCAGAAGGTACACGTAGCCTTCTGTGGGGCTAGACACTGCCAGAGAAAACATCGACAAAAATCCCGTAGGAAGCGTCAGATATTGGCTTCCAGCAGTGGCCGTAAGCGTAGCAGTTTGCCTAGACGCAGGCAGTTGCACCGCATTGTTAACAATGACCTCTGTGTTTTGGACAAAGTTAGGTATGTTAGCAATAAAACTTGTCTCATTGACCTGAGTGTATTGCTGAATAGCGGTGGACAACTGCGCGTATGTTAAGCTCATCTTTAGCCCATTTTGCTAGATGCTTTAGTTCCTTTAGTAGCAGCGCCAGTACCACGAACCTGTACAGTTTTTTCTGCGGTCAGTTCTACAGGATAGCCGTTGCCTTTAGGGGTTTCTACTTGTTTAACACCCGCGTACTCAGCGCTGCCTTCTTTATGATCGCAGCATACAGGTTTGGATTTACGCATTACTTTGTCCTCTGATTTGCAACGCGGGCCAGATTACGGCCCATTTTCTTAGCTTCAGCAGTGGTGACACCGCCCTTCTTTAGACCCTTCATGGACTTCTGCGTATCATGCTTTTTGTCCATTGAAGATTTCTCCCAGTCAGAAAAAGACATCTTGTGCTTTTTCGCTAGTTTTTTGTCTTGGGCAACGTCTTTAGCAGAACCTTCCCATTTAGTCTTAGCCATCTTACTAACCTCGTTAGGTTTCAGAGAATGAATCGAATTGTGAAATTATAACACTATTGACTGTCGTTGCTATGGTCTGAGTGGCGACAGGATTCCACGCAAACAACCCTCTGCTGTCATTCAGGTTAGTGTCAGGACGAGGGTTTCTCAGGGCTTGAGGATCGTTAGTTGCCTTTTGAGCACCGATAATGCCTACCCATAATTGCGGGTGATCTGGGTCCCAGCACGTAGGGCAAACCCTTTGATTGATGACCCGACCTTTGACAACATAGGTTCGCAGTTTCTTAAGAGGGTATCTTTGGGCGCATCTATCGCATAGCCCTATGGCTTTTTTTTCAGAAGCGAAGTTCTTAGACATTACCAGCCACCGCTACCAATCCCTACAATCCTCGGCACAAACCTTACTGGTGAACGATCTCTGTCCTCACGGCTAGCAAGATCAAATGCTTCGTCATACATCTGCTTGAGCATTGGGGTTCTGTTCGTAGCACTGACTTCCTTCAAAGACAGGTAATAGGAAAGGCCAGCGATCAGTGGTGGCATGAAACGAAACGGAATATCCATCTGCCCATACCCCGGCTTCATGGCATCTCTGATACGCCGCAGTCTCCAGTACACCAAAGTGTATCCCGTCACATTCGCAGTAGGCCACACTCGGACAATCGGAGTCGGTGCTTGCCTGTCTACATAAAGCTGAATAGGTCTACCCTGTGCGAGTTTATTGGGTATAGTGGCGTATGTAGGCACCGCGATGCGTGAGATTTGCAGGTCAACCTGATTGTACTGACTGCCTTGGTTTTGGCGTATTACATGCTCTATCAGGTCAACAGTATCATTCGGCAGTTCATAGGCAACCTGCCCGACATTCAAAGGAATTTCGCCCTGCTCGATAGTCCAGAGGTTCAACCCACGATTAGCCCACTCTTGAAAGAGTAGATTCAAGCTGCGCCTAGCAGTGCGGAATTGGTAGCCGGTACGAACCTCGACCCCACATCGCTCATAGGCTTCTTCAATGATTTCCGCCATGTCTGGCGTCCACATTGCCTCTTCAGACCGAGAAGCCACGGCGACAATGTAGGGAGAAATGTACGCCCACTCGGAGGCACGGTCTTCCCAAAATGTAGACACATCAGCCCAGATCGGCCCCGGTAACGTCCAGATGTTGCTGATCGTAACAGGGGATAAAAGATTGCCCCCATTAAGAAGGATGTCGTAGCTTATTGCCCCATTAGCTACCCAAAAGTGTATGTTTGTAGTAGTTATGTTGAAGGGGTTAGCCAGTGGTATAGTTAACGCTTCGTCTTCAAAGATAGGAACGGCAAAGGTTGTGCCGTTGTTTACCACTCCAACAGACACAGGAGACCCTAGCAACCCACCGCCTTGCGGCACCAAATCGAGAGTAAAGTAAGTTGCCATAGCTTTTCCTAGTTAACAATTCCAAGCACGCAGACTTTTATTTATACGGCTGTTAGGGTCTTTAGCTGTCTTAGCAGAGGTATTAACCTTTTTCATACCCTTCATACGGGAGCAAAATGACTTACGCCTAGCTGCGTCTTTTTCTGTTTTGGGTTTAGGAGCGGGGGGTTTCAGGTTCATGCCCTGAGCTTTAGCACTAGCGCGACCCTTTGCATTGAGGCCGCCCTTCGGATTCTTACCTTCTGCTCTAGTCCATGCAGGTGATTTAGCCATTATTTCTTCCTCGCAGCTCTTAAGTTATCAACGAGATTCGGATACGGACGACCTGCTTTTTTAGCCATAGCCTTGGCCGCAGTCTTTTTAGCCGAGCTTAGTTTCTTCGGTTTGCCCAATCCTTTCGGCCTTGGTTTGTCCCAGATTTCTTTAGCCATTAAGACACCTGATTGACGGTTACGATGACAGCAGGGGCTGCCGGATATGACGGGCTTACGCTAGGCGCATAGGTTACAACGGAAGTATCTCCATTGGTAGTTAACCATTTCATAGTGACTTTATTGGATGTTGTCAGCGTCAAAAACACATTAGCAGCCATAATTACTGCTCCGGGTACTTGCCCCGATCTCGCCGCCGTAGTTGCCCAACTCGCTGTAGAGGCTATATTTGCCCCATCAAGTACGAACCAAACATTGCTAAAATCTTGGCTGTTACCTGTGTTAAATAGTTGGATGCTAAAAGCGAGGTTGTACGTGCCTGCTACTGCTACCGATAACTCATTTGTCGTAGTGTTAAGCGACACACCATTACTGAGATCGACTGTATTGATCTGAAGCAAAGTAGCCGTGTTTGCTGTAGCAACCTGCGCTCCTCCTACATAAGCACCAGCCGTATGTGTGCTATCTACTGAACTATTTACCCCGCGAGTACACCCGGTAAACGAAGTAGCTGTAATACCCGTGTACGTGATAATCTCGTTACCAATGATGAGTGCACCAGTCGAAGAAAAACCTGTCGTGGAGACAACTGGAATAGTACCAACAGTACCGTTAATAGTGCTTGTCAGGGTAGTGGTATAGTCGTAATGAAACGCACCGTACTGAGTGTTTATGTCAGATGGGCTAAGCGCTTTCCATACAGGTGCAGCAGAAGCTGCACCTGTGCCGGTCTGAGTCAAGAATTTCTGCGTAGTGGTGGTGTTGCCCGCCAGCTTTGCTAACGTGTTCGCAGCAGAGGAGTAGAGAGTATCCCCCAGCGTGTAGGTTGTTAGGTTGGTACCACCTCTGGGTATCGTGGCAGGAGTAACGTCAAGAGCCTGCCCAACAAAATTGGTTACTGTCGTTTGAACATTAGCCCCAGTTTGAACCAACGGCACAATCTCTGTACCCGTGAGGGTAGCTGCACCGGGCATTGCTGAGATTTTTGTGTCAGGCATTGATTAGGTCTCTAGGTAAATTTTGCTGTCGGATTCTTGCAGGACGTATCCTGTAGACTCCATAGATATGAAGGAATCAGTGGGGAGCGGTACATATGTGGTGTATAGATCAACAACACCGTGGTCCCCTACGTCATCACCAAAATCACTATAGGCATTAGCGACAACGCTAATCGCCGTTCCTGTCGAAGTGTTTGCGAGATTGGCAACGCCTGTAAACCCTACATACGAAATAACGGCGCCTGTTGTGCCCCAAGGCCCAGTGCCCCAAGGCCCAGTACCCCAACCACCCACATAGGGCATTAGGGTTTACCCGCCTGAATCAGCGTGAGAGTAGCCGTACCACCCCCTGAGTTTACTGTTAGGCGAACTTGTAGTACAGGAAAAGCATAGTTGCCGTCCTGATTAGTGCCTTTACTTGCTATGGTTGGATGGTCAAACCATGTAGTACCATCGAAGGTATGCTGCACGGTGTAGTTAACAGTGCCAGATACCACAACGCCAAACCCTACATTGAACGGAGAGATGTAGTAGTCTGTGACTATTGGAGAAGTTGATCCTGCGGCTGTCTGTGATCGGACTTGCGGTTGCATGTTTTATCTCTGTTGGGGGTTTTGCACAAATGATGCAGTTGGATTACCCTGAATCTGAAGCCCTTGCTGTGGACGATATTGATTCAATCCTATAGGCTTATTACCTTGCTGTAAAGGCGTCTGCGGCTGCGTTACAGGCTGCCCTCCAACTCCGCTATCACTCCCACTGCCGTCAAAACCCATGTTCGTGCTTGGGTAATCCCCTCCAGCATTAGGCCCACCCGTGTTGATAACAGGAGGTGTTTGGCTTGCCAGCACAGGCATAAAGTCCGGTGGTTGGGTGGGCTGGTTTGGCTGCCCCTGCTGTGGATACTGCATGAAGTTCTGGTTAGGGGAGGCAAAATTATTATAGCCAGACTGCGTATTAAACTGCCCCATCGGGTTCTGCTGATTCAGCAGCTCGCCTATATTCTGTCCTCCCCCAGCCATTACACAAACCTTCCTTTAGTATGCCCGCGTTGCGCTATGCCGTCACCACGGCTTTTGACAGACCCGCCCTTTTTGAAAGTCTGCCCGCGAGGAGTATTTTCATAGCGCATACCTGATGGCCCCATAGAAGCACGGGCGGTGGTGCCCACTGCTACAGAAGAATCAAGGTTTGGATCATATCTATCGCTTGCCGAACTTTTTCTAGCACTTGCAGAGCTGGTGCTAGCGCTTTTCACTGGGCGTTTTACCGGCTTAGTGGAAGCGGGGGTAGAAGGTTTTGCTTTAGAACTATCCGCTGCGTTAGTATCCCGATAGCGTTTAAGCTCAGTGGTGTCAATAGACGACCCTTTTGGCGGGTATTCAGAAACTTTCACCGGGGCGCTCACGGGCTTTGCCGCCGCAGAAGATGCACGGGCCGAAGTCGCAGGTTCTCTATATCGCTCCATTCCGGTAGCAGTGGGCTTTGCAGGGGAAGATTTTTCCTTCGCTTTCAACCCTTCTCCCGGATAGTTTTTGGGCTTATCTGATCCTTCTCCAACCGCAGGGCTGTAAGCCATAAGCCCCAACCCGCCGAGAGTGCGAGAGGCCATTCTTCCTATGCGGGAGGTCTTAGGCTCAGGGAGTTTTTCCGGCGTTGCACTGACTTTTCCGGGAGTTTTACTAACGGGGCGGCGCGTTTTACTGTACTTTTGATATGGTTTAGCCATAATACCCTCTTAGCACATTTTGCCTTTGGTTTTGCCTTTCTTAGCAACACCATCAATAGAGCCGCCCTTAGCATAACCCTTACAAGAACCGCCCATTTTCATGCCCGGAATAGCTCCGGCGCTCATAGCGGGGCCGAGGCTTGCTCTGTCCATAGGCTTTTTGACAGACATCTTGGTCTTTTTCATGGAAACATTCTTAGCTTTCATATCATTTCCTCTGGCTTTTTTCTGTATTGCGGCAACTCCGCGTGAAGGTCTGGTCATTGTTTATCTACCTTGCCGTCTAGCTTATCCATTATCCGGTTGAACATGCCTTTGATCTCAGCAATCTCAACGCGGTAGTCGTCTTTTCTGACGTAGCTTTCATGGATAGTTTGGTTGGTATCCTTGATGTCTTTCTGTAGCTCTTTGATAGCATCCCAGACCATCTTGAACAACCAACCAAACAAAGCACCGACCAGTGCGATAACAGCGTCTACTATAACTTGCGGTTCCACTGGTGTAACCATTTGCTAACTACTTACGGAGTTGCTGGGTCTTGTGAGCCATCGCTAGCTTTCTGTGCATAGACAACGGTAATGAATCCCGCACCTGCAACAGCAGTGGTGCCTGCCATAGTGATAGTTACCGCCACATCAGTAGTGCCAATGTTAGACATAGCCGTGAGCTGCGCTGCGGTGAACGTAATAGTCTGACGGCCAGCAGTAGGAGTGGTAATCGCCGTGACGTATTTATCAGCAGTGGTGCCGTCGCCAACAGCCAGCGTCGAGCTGGTAGTGAACGTAGTGGTTACGTCAATGAAGATATTCAGAATCTGTGCACCAGCAGGGAGGACGCAGGCAACAGAAGTAGTCAGACCAAGAGAGGCTGACTGTGCGAGAACGGCAACGCCGGTATTATTGCCAGTACCGTAACGAACAGTACCAGAGCGAATTGGGCCAGAGAAGGTTGAAAAAGCCATCGAATTTCCTCATGCACTTGCGCCTGAAATCGTGTGCTAGTCTGCTGGGCCAGTCTGACAGGCAAAATAAAAAGTCCCAGATTTAGTTTTCTTATACTAGGGTTTTCGGTGCGTGTCAACTAAAAATTTTAAGTGGTCTTTACCCACTACATATACCCCAGAAGCGGCACTTTTAAGGAACTTTATCCTAGCTTCTTCGGCTTTTTTCATAGCTTTACCCGCAGCATTGGGGTACTCCGACCAGTTTGAAGGCCACATCAACTGTTCGCCCGCTTTAAGAAACTGGGCCACGTTATCCGCAGTAGCTTTCTTCTGGCTCATCACCAAGAAATTTATGCCCACACTTGCACAATTTATAAGAAATTTTCGCAGAGTATTTTCTCCAAATTTTCTGTCTTTGAAGTAGCCTACTTTTTCTTGTGCGGCCATGATGCTGGCGAATATGGTTTTGCTGGGAGCAGTCAAGGCTTTTGCTTGCTTGTTAACCGAGGTATTAGTGAAAATCGTGTACAAAAACTCATAGGGATAGCCTTGTACAGAGCCAGCAAACTTGTCATCCCACGACCCTTCGTAGTCTTCAGGCGCAAACAAACTTGCGTTAGATTCAACATCACCCCCCGCGCCTTCGTACCAAACACCGTATTTACCTGCTATGGCTTTAACCTTTCTCTTATCGACTTCAGACAAAAATAGGGGCTTCCCATGTTCAGCGCCGATAAATGCTTTATTACCTTCAAAAATAGTTTTGTTCATAATTTTATCCAAAGAAAGGGGCCGAAGCCCCTTCCAAGTCCTTGATTTACAAGGTTTAGCCCTGCGAGCCGAACATAGCCAGCGGGTCACTCCAACCGTACGAGTACCTTTCACGAGCCTTGTAACGGGCGTTGCCGGTATCGAAGTCGCTATCCATAGAGGTAGCCAGAGCAGCACGAACGAAGTGCTTCAGGCCGTTAGGAACGTCAGTCTGCAAGAACCAAGCGTTCGTGTCGGTCAAGAAGTGGTTGATGCTGTAGCCGCCCGGAATAGAGCCGTTGTTAACCAGAGCGTTGATGTCGTTGTCGGTGGTGCCAACACGAAGCTGGGTTTCCAACAGACGGGTAGCAACGAACTGAAGAGCCGGAGGAATAATCAGCTTCTTCGGTTTTGCTGCGATGAGCAGTCCACGTTCGTCAGTCCACAGAGAAATCTGAATGACGGCGTTCTCAAGAGAAGTTTCATTCAGGTCAGTGGGGGTAGAAGGTACGTTAGACAGGGTAGAGCCATTAACCAACGGGTGAGCGTTGCTGAAAAGCTGTTTGCCGTCGCCGCCGGGGTAGTTAGCGTTGAAGCCGTTGTTGAGCACGTTAGCGCCCTTGACTTCCTTGGTGTACGCCATAGCACGAGCCAGCGCCTTAGTATAACGAGCAGACAGAGAGTCATACAGGTTATCTTCTACAGCTTCCTCGGTCAGAGAGAAGCCAAGAGCGATGGTTTCGTGGGTGTATCGGGTAGACCATGCTTCCTGAGCGGTGTCATAGGTGATAGCAGAGCCTTCGTTCTTTACAGGAGCAGCGCCGAAACCGGACAGCTTCTGTTCTTCTTCAAAGGAACGGTCAGAACTTTCGATCTCAAACAGTTCTTTCCATTCTTCACCATAACGTGCGTATTCCAGACCGAACAGGGCGTTCAGGCCGGGGAGCAGTTCTTTAAGTAGTTGCGCGCGTGAAATAGCAGCCATTGATAATTACTCCTTAGATGCCTGTAGCCTGACGATAGAAATGCAGACCGAAGTTATACGTAACCAGAACCTGCGTAAACGATCCATCAGACGGTAGGGCACTTTCCTGCACTACGTCAATAATACGGAAGGGCAGGGTGCTGGTGGTAGTTGCAGACGCAAGGTTTGCAGACACGGTGCTATTGCCAGAGGCATTAACGAACGTAGCGGGCTGGTAGTAACCGATGTTGTTACCAACATTGGACTGAGTAGCCGCAGAAGAGGTGTACTGAACACCAGAAGCATTGGTCAGAGTTACCTGAAAAATGGCATCCGGGTCATCTACGACAACAGCATAAACATCAGAAGCAGTGGTGCCTGACACCCAGTTCTGAGCGTTAAGCGTATATTTCAGCCCAGAGGTCTGTGAATAACCGCAACCGAGGAAGACACCAATGACCTTTGCGGTATTAAAGTCAGCCTTAGCACCAGCAGAGGTATCAACACGAACGGCCTGACCGTTAGCGTCAAGAGCGACAAGATCACCAAAACCGATGTTCTGAGCATAACCAGAAGCAATCGGGATGTGTCGGGTTGAACCCGCATATACACGACCACCCAGCAGGTTTACCGGGAGGAAACCGGAGGGGCCGGGATTGAAAACACTAGGCATAGTAAACTCCTAAATAATTTTAAGCGGCCCCGAATAATCAGGAACCGCGACCGAAAGAAACCTTTGTCCTGCCTTCCTTAAAGAGAGGCATACGCGGGTCATTTTCACGTAAAAAGTTCTGATCTACTGCTTGAGTCTGAGCGTGAGTTGCGTTTTCATAGTACGCCTTACGCGCCAGTGCGTTCTCAACAGTAGACTTACAGAGCACGAGACCACCAATTTCAATGATCCCTGTGGCTTGCAGCCCAAAAGCGGCGAAATCTGCCAGCATTTCAGGATGATCTTCCGCTTTGCACGGTTCCCATCCTTCACGACGCGCCTTAGCCATATTAGCGGGGTCGGCTTGGCCTACCATAGATACACGTTTCCAATGAAATACATAGCCGTCCTGTGGTGCGGGAGTCGGCAGATCGTGCGCGGGCCTCCAAGATACTTGACGTACCTCATCTTCCCGTGTTTCATTGGTTCTTTGTTTTCTATCTATTTGGATATTAGCCATTGCGCTGCTCCAGTTTAGCGACGTGTTTAGCGTATTCTGCTAATGGAACGCCGAGTTTCTTTGCTAGGGCCACTTGATGTGGATTTAGCGTCACTTTCCTACTTGCAGTTGACCTGCCAGCAGGAGCCACGGGGGACGAGGTTCGCGGCTTTTCTTTCGTCTTTCCAAAGTATTCAGGAAATACATCCCTGATGCGTTTGTCGATAGTCGCATAGTATTCATCTGACTGCGGATCGACACCCGAATTTACCAGCTTAGAGTGCAAGCCATAAGCCAAGGAGGTCATTTCCTCATCTGCACCGAACCAAGGATTTTTGGAAGCCCATTCTTCCGCTCTAGGGTCGCGTACAGGCGCTTGTGGTTTCTGCTGCTCTATATGAGGTTGATTATATACAGGTTGTTGTGGCTGTTGTAAAGCATTATTTTCACGTTGCTCTACTTCAGGAATAGGCGGTCTAAAATCGCTCATTCTGGACTTCTGAACAGCTACATCCTGTAGCGCTCTTTGTGCATCCAAAACCCCTTCCGTATCACCTGACTCATAAGCACGACGGTACTTATCTTCGGCCAGCTTCTGTGCGTAGTCAATCTTGGCGTTTACTTCATTAACGTACTCTTGCTGTCCCCAAGTAAGGGTCTGCTTGAGCTTTTCGTTTTCAGCAAGAATGGCCTGCGCCAGTGCTACCGCTTCGCTATTCTGCTTTTCTAGGGCTTCTTTAGCGCGGCGCTCATCGTGATACCGATGAGTAAGCTGGTTGAATCTTTTCTGAACGCCATCAGAGTATTTGTCTAGCTCATCTTCCTGCGTTTCTTCCTTGTCTGCTTTTAAGGGCTTTCTGCCTTTGTCCTCTTCAGGAGTGTCATCGACAATCTCGATTTCTACTTCATCTTTGGGTTTGTCCTTGTTGGAGCCTACGACGTAGACTTCCTCTTCAGCACCAAAATCGTCATCTATTTCAGCCATGATTTACTCCTAGTATGCGCGGTTAATTCCACGAGGATCGGCAACGACACCTTCGATCATGTCGTCGTTAATAATGACAAACTCCTGTCCGTCTACGGAAAAACGAGAGCCTCTATAGGCTCCGATAAGGACAAAATCCCCTTCCTTACACCACGGGCCAGAGGGAAACTTATCCTCATCTTTGTAGCAAAGATCGCCTTGTTTAAGGACAAGCCCTACTACTGCACCAGCTTTTTCTCTATCCAAGAACTCTTTAGGCTTCAAAATACCGCCTTCAGAACGCGCTTCGATTTCTGGTTTTACAACCAGCATTTTGTACCCTACTGGGTCGGGTAGGCGAGAAGCCAAGGCTTCAGCATTTTCTTGCGTTTTTTCCGTATCAATATCAGCAACTGACATAAAAGCTCCTTAACAGCAGGCCAGAATATAATGGGGGATGTGGCCTGATTCCATCCCCCACAAAAAATCAATCTTCTTCGTACTGTTTCTGCGCTATTTTCACAGCATCCAGCGCCGCCTGTAGGCCAGCAATGACCCCGGTGAGGTATTTATACTCCTCAAAAGAGCTTATCGGCCCCTTTGTAATAGCATCTCTGCGGCAAGAAATAGCCTCTTCGAGATTTTTTATAACAAGATCAACCGGCGTTTTCATTCGTTTATTTCCTCTATTGTTGCTGGGTCTATATTTATCAACGCGCCCGGTTCTCGTTCATCAAAGTAGCGTTTCATAACGGGCAGAGGCATATTTTTAAGATTGTGCCTAGAAGGAGTAAACACAACCTGCCCATCAGGAGCTTCAGACCAAGCCCCGCCCGTTTGTCCATCAACCCCGTGGTACAAGCTCTGATTGCTAAAAGTAGGATGGTTAGGCTTTTTGTACTGATCTAACCCATGCCCTCTAGCATCTAAGCCTGCACCAGATTTCCAAAATCCTTTCAGGTCATAGTCATACAGGTCTTTTACCTTTTCTCCAGCCCACTCCTTAAAAGCACGCTCCTCCTTGGGGGTTAATGGTGTGTTATATCTATCTGAAAAGTCATACGGGTCTTGTGTTACTTTACCGCCTTTAGCGTAGTCAAACCGACCTCCCGCGCTCTTGCGCTGCGGAGTGATCCCGATCTTTCTGCTTTTCCTCACGTCCGTGTGCGCGTTCACCATCCTTCATGACGTACTCTTTAACTGCATCGAAGCCTACTTTGAAGCCTTCCTGCTTGTCCTTGGCCCCTTGAATCTGGAGTTTGGTCTGATTGTCCATAATGGCAATCTCCTTATCCGCTTGGATTTTGGCCTGCTCAATCTGCGCTTTCATCTGTAGCTCCTGCTCTTTAAGCTGAAGCTCTTTCATCTGCATCTGCATCACGGGGTCTTGAGCCTGCTGCTGGGCTTGTTGCGCCTGTGCCTCGGCCTGAGACTGCTGTAACGCCTGCTGTGCGGCCTGTGCCAATAGCGGAGCCACCCTTGCTTCCAATTCTGGAGGCATATCTTCGTCGGGCGGGGGTAGAGGTACGCCTAGCTGTAACTCAATCTGCTTTCTATACGAGAACCCGATATGCTCCGCGATATGCGCCTGAAACGCCTGCATAATAGCCTGCGCTTGAGGATTCTGGCCCATCTGAGCGGCCACTTTGGGGTCTTGTATGAAGGCATTATGCACAGCCAAGTGCGCGTCATGGTTCTGCTCGATGAACGCTTTCGCTGGTTTCATCTTGATTAACTGCATGTTCTCCGTAACAGGATCGGTCGGCTTGAGGTCATCATCCACCTCAATGATTTTATCTGCGTCACGTATACCCATAACGTCCAGCATCTGCCTGTGTAGCAGTGGGAGGTTATAAATCTGCGGAGCCATCTGCGCTAGCTGTATCGCGGCTTGGTACTGAATGATCCTCTGCGCCATTGTCGTAGCGTTAGGATCAGATACTGGGATTATGTCAGTCTTCTCATAGTCCTGCTTTTTAGCACTAGCAGGGGCTACGTCATCCGGGAGGTATGAATAGTCAGGGGCGGTGTAGTCCCTTATCAGGGCCGCAATCAGCTTGAACTCCTGAGCCATCGACGCATGAACCCGCGCCTGCACTGCCGACATAACCTTCAGAGTGCGCTCTAGGATCGCCAGCGTCGTACCGACGGGAGCCTCACCATTCATCTCGTTGAGCTTAACATCAGCCACGGCTGCTAGCCTGCGGCCCTCCTCCACTACGTTCTGCAATAGCTGGAACAGCGTAGCACTCGGCTCCTTGTACGGCAGAGGCATGATGTTGTCACGCATCGCTCCGCTGGGAATATCCACATCCCTGAACTCACCCGGTGCTATGGGTGTGTCGTCGCCTTTTACTCGTAGTCCAGTGGTCTTGAACCCACCCGGCAGGTTACTCAGCGTGCCTGCATCTATTAGCTGACGAATTATCGAGGTAGCTGACTGGGTAGCACCACCAATAAGATGAATGAGACCGTATCCATACGCTCCAAAACCCGGAATGTACGTATACTGAACAATATGCTGACGAGGCTGCTTAAAATCATCATGCTCTTCATAGTTTCTCCTGACAGCCAGCACCTCGCCCGTACCCCTTTCGAGGGTTACAACATAAGGCAGAGCGATACCTGTCTCTTCACCTGTTTCTGGATCAACGTCTTCAAACCCCGGCAGATTCAACTCGACCTGCATCTCAAGCAAGTTATACCTATCGTCGTTGATAGCACTGAACCCAGAGTCGTCGTCCTTGCGCTTCTGAATACGGTCTATGTCTCTCGTCGGCTCGTTCAAGTCTATGTCGCGGTAGAACCCACTGTGCTGTAGCTTCTTAACCTCGTTCTTGGTCTTCCGCATGCTGTGAGTGATGCGCTCAGCAGTGTTAGCACTGCTAGACCCGTAGGGCAGGTAGATGTCCTCCGCTGGCACAAACATCGACGTAGGGCGGTTCAGTGTCGGGTCAAAATACACCTTCTTGAACGCAGCGCCCGAGAGAGACAGTGACCACAACATCTTTTCATGCTCTGGCCGAAACTCCTGCATCTGCTCAGTGAGCTGATAGTTCATATCTGCAACGACTCGCGCCGCCGCCTGCTCTGTCTCTTTATCCGTTTTACCAATGATCCGCGCCTTGACTGGCCCTTGTGCTGGGAATGTCTCTGAGATCATCTCGCTCTGGAACCGAATAGCCGCTTCTGTCAGCATGGGGTGGAATACTCCACACGCTCCGTTCCAAGGCTCAGTCCTTTCTTCCAGCTTCAACCCAAGCAAGTCCAGCCCGTCTACATAGGTCTCTTCCCACTCTCTACGCGCTGCCTTGTCGTTACTAAAATCATCAAGCAAATCCGCAGACAGGGCTGCAAGCTCTGACTCATCCATAAACTCAGCGAGGTTAGCATCAAAGCTAGGCGCTTCGATTTCTGTAGTTTCTATGGAAAATACCTCCTCACCGTCTTCAGGCCCAAGAATAATCTCTACAGGCTCTTCTTCGCTCTCACTCAGCAGTGGGCTTTGAGCACGGAGGTTCTCTTCTATGTAACCCTGTAGGGGGCTTTGCTGGGGAGCGCGTTCTATGGGCATGTGGGGTTCCTGTGTTCGTGGGAGGCTTTTGTGGGTGCTACCGTAGGGTATCTAGCAACTTCTCAATGTAATGCAGTGCCTTCTCGTAATCCTGTCGCGCTGGATTATCAGTCTTAGCTCCTGCTCGCATGAGGTATTTTATAGCATTTCCCCTGTAAAATCCGATAGCTTCGGCATGAGGCAGCGTATCTATCACATCCCACGGCTGAATGGATTTGGTTTTGTAGTGGTCGCCGCCTACCTGCCGAGCGTGGGTTTTTTGTTCTTGAGTGTTCTGTTCTTGAGTTTTTTGCTTTGGTGGGTTGTATAGTTTCGCTAGATCGCTCAGGTTATTCTGGAGTTTGGTTCGCACTACCTGTGCGTGCAACTCATCTGGGGACTTCGCTTCATCTCTTTCTTTGAAGATCGCTTCAAACTCTTCTAGTGTCATTCGTTGTTTCCTCATCGTTTGTTTTCTTGTGTGTTTTTGCTTTAGTAGTAGGCTGCTCGTCTACTTTTGTACATCCATTCGTCTTCGTAATCATTCTTATCATGCTGCGTTCCAACGAATCCGCCAGCACGAAACCTAGACAGAGCAAGAGAAACGCAATCCACAAAGTCATCGTAACGACCGGACGGGAAGGATGCGACTTCATCTATCAGCTCGTCTGCCCAGCGCTTGTTCGGTGCCCATACTTTACCTGATGCAAAAATATCTGAGATTGCGTTAAGTCTTGTTATCTTGTCATTACCCCTAGAGGGTGTGTACTCCTGCACTGGTATGCCCGTTCTACGCAGCTCGGCTATCAGCGGAGCACCGCTGGCCTTTTTCTCAATAATGACGCTATCTGGCTCCCATTCCTTGTACAGCTCCAGCGTGCGGGCCTTCAATTCAGGAAACTCCAGCTTTTCTCGCCACGCATTAAGCAGAATCAGGTTAGGCTGGTCGCCATCTTCAGGGTTATCCCACACGCCAAAAAACACCGCAGCACTGTAGTCAGCACTCTTTTTAGCTTCAAACGCGGTGTCCATAGCCATAATAATGTAACTAACACTGGGCGGGTCTTCTCTATCCCACATTTGCCAGTCTGCTCGCTTTATTATAGCGTTTTCGTCACTTGTTGGGTCTTGTTGGTACTGCGCCTGCCATTTACCTGTCGGGAGTTCTGCACGGATGGCCTCCAGCATCTCTTTTGACCAATACTCAGGCCATAGTGGATTGCCAGACGGCAGGATGGCGGGAAACTCAAACACCTCCCACTGATCTGCACCCTCTCGCTGGCTGGCTGTTTCAAGAATCTGCCCTGTAAGATCGCGGAGACTCCATCGAGTCTGAACAACGATTATCGCCCCGCCCGGTTGGAGTCGCTGCCGTGGGCCTGTAGTGAACCACTCATATACCTTATCATATATTCCGGGGTTAAATTGCGCTTGGAGTGCTTCATTTTCTGTATGTGGGTCGTCAATAACCACAACGTCAGCACCGCGACCAGCAAGAGCAGCCCCAACGCCTGTAGCATAGTAGTCGCCACCGTAGTTGGTATTCCATCGTCCTGCCGCTTTTGAGTCTGATCTGAGTTCGACATCGGGGAAAATCTCTCTGTATTCCTCTGTTTCCAGCAGGTTTCGCACCTTTCTACCAAAGCCTTCTGCCAGCTCAGCCGTGTTGCTGATCTGCATTATCTTCTTCTTTGGATACTTGCCCAAGAACCATGCAGGGAACAGAAACGACGCAAACTCTGATTTTGTATGTCGTGGCGCTAGGTTGATAATGATTCGGCGCTTTTCTCCCTTAGCTACTGCCTCGAACAACTTAGCGATTCTACGGTGATGAGCACCGGATATGAAGTCAGGCCACTGAGATCGCACGAAAGACAGAAAATCCTCCTGTGCATCCTCTCTCTTTTTCCTTCTAGTAAGCTCACCTACGAGCTTTTCTATCTTAATCCTATCCGCTGGGCTGGCACGTAGCAGCGCCTTTTGAAGCACCTCTGGGGTTATCTCCCCGGTGGCTTTGCTATTCTCCTCGGCTGCTTCGCCATTCTCCGCATCACTCATCTTCCCACTCTCCTTCTATCACCTTCTCCTCAGCCTTGTTTGTTAGCTTCTGGATAGTCTGTAATAGCTCGGCTTCTATTTCGAGTGTTGTGCGGTTGTTGATGTTTATTTCCTGCACATCGCTATGCAGTCCAACCATTGAGGTCTTTGCTAGTGCATCTAGGGCGGGCTTTGATACTTTTGGGTCTATGTCGTTTGCCTGCTCGAAGTATTTCTTCATCACAAAGTTCTGCCACTGCTCCTTTGTGACAGGCATTGCGCCTTCGTATCTTTGCAGGGCATTTTGAAGAGACTTCAGTGCAGGGGCACTGGGAGCGGAATGAATTATTACTTCCTGCTTTTCTGGTGACGCCTTTATCTCCTCTATAGCCGTCTTTATCCATGCACTCTCCGCCCTTTTAAGCGGGCGAGTCTCGTCCTCAAGGAACAATGCAGGGTCAGGCATCCCCTCTACAGGGACAATAATAGGAAAATCGTACAGAGTATCGGCTAGGTCATCCATAGCATAAGCAGGTATAAAACCAGAAATCGGAGAGTAGCGCGGGTAAAGTCCAATGTCAATAGGGTTGTAAATTTTTTATATGAAAAATTTTTTGGGGCTGTTTTTTAAGCAGTGGGGGGTGTTTTTGTAGAAAAAGGGTGTAGCACTACTTCCGCTTTTTTACGCGCAGCGGCAGCTTCTTCTAGCGTTGCATACCCTCCTAAAAAATAATGTTTTTTGTATGCAGTGATAGTAGCGTAGTAGCGCCGCCGTTCTGCATCGTACCTGACCCCAATGACACCTAGCTTGTTTTTCCTGCTGGGCCTTTTGTTTTGGCATTGATCCATTTGGTTGTTTGGCGCTAGGCGTAAGTTTCTTAAGGAGTTGTTGTCTGGATTTTGGTCTATATGGTCTATTTGACACTCAGGCACTATTCCGTACACATACAACCATATTAGTACATGCGCGGCGTAGCGCTCTTTGTCTATGCCTATCACCCGCCCCGTAAGATTCCCTTTCGCATAGTACAGTGTTCCTGCTCGGCTCCCTACACGCTGGGTGTTTCCTTTTACTTTTCTGGTTAAATATCCGGTCTCTGTGTCGTAATCAAACATGTCATGTAACTGTTGCTGGGAAATTTTTTTGTATTTGCTGGCTCGCATGGTGCTACCTCCGTAGATGAGAGGGTGTATTAAAACACATCTTAACCAAACATGCAATAATTTTGGTCTGTAACTGTCAAGAATATAGTCTATATTTACGTACGGAGTCCCATCGCTGCGCGGGGGGTGCGGGGTGGGGTGGGGTCAAAATCAAGCAAGCTAGTTCCCTACCCTGGACAAAAAACGGACAACAACAACGAATACCCTGGACAAAAAGCGGACAACGATAGCCTATATTCTGTAAGTCCTTGATTTTGTTAGCGTTTTGTGTTATAATATACCTTATATATACCGTGCCATTACAGGGCCGAAACTTATACGCGTATAAGTTTCCCTTGTTTTTTCGTGTTTAATTTTTGTTGTACAGATTGACAGACTCTGTATAATAGACGGCAAGCGGCAGCCCTGCCGTGGTAAATCAATCACTTATGAGAGAATGACATGAGCAAGCAAGCAAACAAAGCAAATGACAATGTGGATACTTTTGCCGTTGATTCGATAAACCTAGTCAAGCACACATTAGGCTATGTGCATTACGCCAAAAGGATAGGCGAACTTAATGACGAACTTCAGACAACTGCTAAATTGCAAAAGGAAACAAGAGCCGCTCTTGTTTCCCTGCTAGAGAAGTATGGCGCTAAGCCATGGGACAGCATCAAGAAGCAACTACGGGTTGCCGTGGTTGCGAGTAACTACAGCAACCCCGACGCGCTCATGACTACTCTTAAATTTGCCTTTCAAGAGCGAATAATCCCAACGGACTTAAACCCGCATAGGCTAAAAACGGCAAAAGCGTGGATAGGCTGGGACGGCAAAACGATCAATAGGGCTGTTAGCAAGGCATCAGCTCCGGCATCAGCGGATAAAGCTCCGGCATCAGCGGATAAAGCTCCGGCATCAGCGGATAAAGCTCCAGCTCCAGCTCCAGCTCCAGCTCCAGCTCCAGCTCCAGCTCCAGCTCCAGCTCCAGCTCCAGCTCCAGCTCCAGCTCCAGCTCCAGCTCCAGCTCCAGCGGGTAAAGTCCCACCAAAACAAGTGCAAGATGCGGACGCAACACTATCCAAAATAGTAAGCAAAACAGACGACACGGACGCGCTATCAGAGCTGGAGCATTGGTACACGATACTATTGCAATTTCAACGGCACCCCTTGACAGTCGAGTACATTAAAAACACTGCGGGAATCCTAGGCATAAAGTACGTGGACTTAAAAAATGCTTTGATACAAAGCGAACAGGAAACCCGCAAAGCGGGCGACGCGCTCAAGGCTAAGTCTAGCAAGTAGCACGCACTCACCAACATAGCCGCGCGTATGCGCGGCTTTTTTGGCCTCAACTTTTTGTTGAGAATGATTCTCATTCTCACTTCGATTAGCGTTCGCGCATGCGCGAGGCTGAAAACTTATACGGTATAAGTTTTCAAGCCAGTTCCACCAAGCCAGTTCCTTATTACTAGGACTGAGGCCTTTGGGCGTTTTCGTGTTGCGTGGCAGGGATGCAAAACTTATACGGTATAAGTTTTTGGGGGTGCGTTTGAGGCAGGGGTGAGGTGGGCGCGAACCCCGCGAAAAAAGAAAAAAGTAGAAGATATAATAATGTATTCTATTAAAGAAGAAAGAGAGGGCGTCGTAGAGATTTTCCCAGCCGCCCGTTTTCCTACGACCCCTCTTATAGGGTCTCTCTCTTTTCTCTTTAATAGAATAGGTTATTATATCGCGCATTTCCTTAATCGCCGTCGAAAAACTCCTTCCAAATCAACGCCTTAATTTTATCCACAGGTTAAACTTTCACACTGAAAAACAACCAAAATTAAGAGCCATAAACATCACTATTTTTTCCCTAATCCAATCAATCCCCCAATCCAATATAAATACAAAAAGCCTATTGACTTAATCCGCTTACGCCCCCATCATATCCGAGTAAGAGCGGTAACTTTCAACCCCCCTAAATTTGACAAGTTATTTCAAATACAAGAACGATTCGTTACATCTAATTATAGGATTCACCATGACATCACAATTCTCCCCCTCCCCCGAAAGTGCCCAAGACCGTGAAAAAATGCTGGAAAAGACGGTGGCAATGATGATGGATGAGATAAAAAAACTGACGCACCAGATAGAAAACCTACAGCAAAACGCCCAACAAAGCACCAACCACCAGCCCATAAAAATCACCACCGCCACCGACACAAACAACCAAAGAAGCCCAAGGAAAAGCCCTCGTGCTAAGACACGGGAGTTCATGCCAGAAGGACTCTACCTACCCGAACTAGACTACCTTGTATACATCACGCGCCAGCGTGGAGAATTTCTAAGCACAAGGTACGCATCAGAAAACACGTTGAACATGCGTAATGCAGGCATAGCAGCTAGGAAAGGCATAGTGTCGTACTATGGAGTAGAAGCGCATGGGGGTGCTGTGAATTACGTCGAAACGGTGCGCCACTCCATTATTATCCCTAGTGCTGCCTTGATTGAGGATGTTAAGAACAAATACTGCATCGACCACAAGCAGGATTTCAGGGCAGAGGGTGCTTCTACCATGTATCTACCTTCTATAATGAATAGGAACAAGGGCAACAGCGCGACAGAACGCGCTGAAAAGGCTGCTAAAAGTGCCTACACATTTAATTGGCTGGTAGGCGGAGGGACTGGCTTGGGAGGCGCTGGCCTATTAGGTGGCGGTAGCATAGATGCGGGCTTGTTAGGTGGTGTGAGTACGGCTTCATTCTTACAGGTTATAAACAACACACGCGAGCATTGGCTCAAGTACCAGACCCCATACGCTAAGAGCCTGCGGATAATAGACGAAGCCGACATGATGACCCTGCTCGATGCACTGGAAGCATGGGGCAGAGGCGAGGAAAATGAGTGGGGGCAGGAAAACGCAAAACCCAGTAGCAACGCAAAACCCAGTAGCAACGCAAAACCCAGTAGCAACACAAAACCCAGTAGCAACACAAAACCCATAGGCCAGCCGACAGGATGGCAGGTAGTGATAGACAGTGCTGGAAACAAGGTGGACGAGTTAAAAGCAGACGGAAGCCACGTGCTACCCGATGCAGACCCAGTAAACTACTGGGAGAAAACCAACTTCATCCCACTCAGCCCACTAAAGGTAAGACCCCTATGGTAAAAACGCAGAAAAAGCCAACAAAAACAAAGACTTGACAAAGAAGTAGAATAGGCGTACAATATCCCCACTGTTTGAGAAAACAGTGGGACGGAGGCTGAGGGCAGAGAGTTTTAGGTGCTGCTGGATGATGATGAATGACCTAAAATTAAATGCTTGACAGCAACCAGATATTAGAGTATAATATCCCCACTGTTTGAGAAAACGGTGCGATGAATGAGCGGTGCTTGTATAGGTTTACACGTTGCGCATTTCATTCACATATAGGACGGCTGGCCTTACCAGCTAGACACAACACATCATCACAACAAACCCAACGAAAACTTATACGGTATAAGTTTTCAAACATAGGAGAGCGCAATGAAAATAAAAGTAGAAGTGACTGATACATTCGGAGGAGACGCAAACTATGCGTGGGTGCGTCGGTACGAGGCCGAGACCAAGACAAACACCCGACTGGCAAAAATCCGCGCTGCCAAGGCAGTGGCGGGGTGGGCAGGTATACCCTGTGATGTGCAGTATGGGCATGACACCATAGTGCTGCACCCCAAAAACGGCGACTGCGTAGTGATGTTCATAGAGGAGGAGTAGCAATGGAAATAAAAAACAGCAAAGATTTGAAGAACGCCCTCCGCTCTGGCCCCTATGCGTGGCCGGGCGGGTATCCAGTGTATTTCATCGCCAGCGATGGCGAAGCCTTATCATTTAAGGCAGTCAAGGAGAATTACAAGGAAGTATTGCGAGCTGTCAGGGAACAGAGCGATTACGGATGGCGCGTCATTTATATGGACGTGAATTGGGGCGAGTACGACTGGTACTGCGCCCACAGCGGGGAGCGCATCGAAAGCGCATATGGCGAGTAACAACACGAAAACTTATACGGTATAAGTTTTACAGGAGGAACAACGATGAGATACGAGAGTATGAAAACATATCGACTGAGTGGCGCTGCCCTTGACTGGGCAGTGGCAAAGTGTGAAGGCTTGATGCTTGGTAAGATCGCCATAGATGGCGTAAAACAAGGGTTTTTTAGCCCCTCGACCAAATGGGAGCAAGGTGGGCCGATCATTGAGCGGGAGGGCATAGAGGTGCTGTGTAACCTGACCCTTGCACAAGCAAAAGCATTCAAGGAAGCAAACCCTGACTGGTTTGCCTGCCGTAAACAAAAACGGTCTGACCACTTTCACGGCACGACCCCCCTTATCGCAGCTATGCGCTGCTATGTGGCTAGTAAATTAGGCGATGAGGTAGATGTACCGGAGGAATTGAGATGAGAGAGCCAATCGAATACACAATAGGCGAACACTTCCTGCCCGCCATTATCAATGGCGACTACTCAGGGCTGGAGGATGAGGAAGAAGGTATGCTCAATGCCTTCTTAGCTACGGCAGGTACAGGCACATGGGACTGTGGCGATGAAGTGGGCTTCGCATTGTGTGAAGTCACGGGTTTGTGGGGGAATTGCGTCGAGGCAAAATTCTACGAGGACGAGGAGAGAAAGCAATGAATATATTTGTATTAGACGAGGAGCCGCGCCTTGCGGCTCAGGCACATTGCGATAAGCATGTGCCGAAGATGATATTAGAGAGCGCGCAGATGTTATCCACAGCCCTTAACGGCCCATACAAGCCCACCCATAAAAACCACCCATGCACTAGGTGGGTGGCACAGTCACAAGATAATGCTACGTGGCTATGGGAGTTAATGGTGTGGCTAAATGAGGAGTACAAGAAGAGGTGGGGTAAGCACGACAATCACTTAGCCCTTGCCAAGTGCGTACATTTAGGAAGGACTGGCTTTATCTCAACCCTGCCCAATGCAGGGCTAACGCCATTCGCTCTGGCTATGCCAGATGCGTGTAAGACGGATGATGCGGTAGAATCATACCGCACATACTACAGAACCAAGAGCTTCGCCTCTTGGGATCGCGCCACAGCACCCGCTTGGTGGTAAGAGTAACAAAATAACAAGGCGAAAACTTATACGGTATAAGTTTTCGCAGGAGAGAGCAGCATGAAGTACGAACAACTGAGCAACGAAGCAAAAGAGAAAGCCCGCGACCGCTTCGCTGACATCAACGTCGATCACGATTGGTGGGAGCACGTATACAAATACGTTGCAGACGTGGCGTTTGGATTGGGGATATATGGCTTCGAGATCAAGGGATTCGGCCTAGTTTATGGAGCGTATGTCCAGTATGAGGCGCGGTTTAATTCTAAAAATATGAGGCTCGATGACTTCACCGATGTGCAGAGAGAGGACTTAAAACATATCATCGACCCTCTGGTTGAGCAATCTGCACTATGCGCTATCCATACGCAGGGTAGCTACCTATGGGCGTCGATTACACCATCACACCGCACTTCATTGAACGTAGATTGGGAAGTGTGTGACGCAGACGACGATGAAGAAATAGAGGACTTGCTAAATGGTGAGGTAATCGAGCAAGCATTCAATGGCTTTGCCGATTGGATACAGGACACACTGCAAAAGGAATACGACTGGCTGACGAGCGATGAGGCTATTGAAGAATCCATACTCGCAAACGAGTGCGAGTTCGACGAGGAGGGTGAGCTGTTATGAAAATTAGTATGAAAGCACAAATAGGAATAAACGAACAGCAGGTAGAGTTGGAGTGCGCCTACTGTAAGGATGAGGGTGAGTGGTACGTGCATCGAGTTGTTTATAAGTTCGTGGATATAAGAGGGTGCCTCACTCAAGAACAGCTAGACGACTTGGTATCCCTGTGGGTACTGAACATGCACTGCGAGGACTACGCCGATGGCCGGTAAGATTGAGGTTAAGCATGAGCTGTGGGATGTAGGGCATGCGTGGTCACATTTTGTGACGATCACCATGACCAATGACAGGGGGACGACGTACCAAACACATGTATTTAAGGAGTCCAAGTGCCGTCTACTAGGCCCAGGCCGTGTGACGAACGCAGCAACCGGAGTGTCCATTAGGACATGCAGCGCACCCAAGTGGGTGCAGAGAACAATCACTGAGCAGCTACCAATAATAGCGATCATGCTTTCGTGAGGTGAGTATGAAATACGAAGTGACTAATCTGACACATGACTTAATTGAGGACGAGCGGTTTACCCGAGTGTTGACAAGGTTCAAAATCAAGGGTACTAAATACTGGTACTATACCTACAATGCGGGAGAGCCACCACAGAGCGTAGCCTATGGTGGGCCAAACAACCTGAGAGAGACGCAGTGTGTGTACTACGCACAACTGCCACGGCACGTAAGAGATTTTATAGACCAGCAAGCGCCGGTCATCGCAATAATTTTTAGTTAACAAAAGAGGGTAAGCCATGAGTGCCTCACTTGCGTAATAACCGTGGCTGCTACATATAGTGTCGAATTGCAGTTATCGTAATTCTGCACCTCTCTCCCACTAGGATGTAGTCCTACGCCGCTGATGGTTAACGCGGTCTAAATTTGACTTTTGTATTATAGTTGTGCTATAATATATCTACGTTGAAGAAACGTAGAAAGAGGTGGCGGGCCTTACCCGCTGATGTAAAGCAGCAAAAACTTATACGGTATAAGTTTTCAACAATGAGGATATAACGATGAGCATGAACAACGTAAACAACAACGACGTAACGATTGCATCTAGCGCAGTGCTGGTAGACCTGACCATCAGAGGATGGACTGCTAAAAAGCAGGACAAGGAAGTGTCCGATGAGGTAGGGCAGAACAAGGGCGCGACTAACAGAGCAGGTGTGTATCAGAAGAACCTGCTTGCAGGGTCAGGGCAACTGGATGACATAACAAAGTACGCTGCCATCATCAGGCAATGGCACAACTGGAACACTCTGCCTTGGTCGGACTCAGGGACGCGGCTATTACCAGCCGCACGCTTACAAGAATACATGGCGCAGTACGGGGCGCACGAAGCGGAATACAATCGCAGGGTGCAAGCGTTCGTGAATGAGTACACCTTGTTAGTACAAGCAGCGCAGTTCTCCCTTGGTGCTATGTTCAAGGCTGACGACTACCCTGACCCGTCAGAGATACCTGCTAAGTTCGAGATGCGTAGCGCGGTGTACCCACTGCCGGAGACAGGGGACTTCCGTGTAGATATAGGCAATCAAGGATTGAGTGAATTGCGTGAGCAGTTTGCCAGACAGCAGGATGCTAGGTTGAATGGGGCTATGACTGAGGTGCGTAGCAGAGTCAAGAGTTCGCTTGAGAAAATATCCAAGCAACTCAGGGTAGATGAGAATGGTAAGAAGGGGCGCATCCATGATGTGACTATTGAGAGCGCGCTTGAGTTATGCGATGCACTGGATGGGTTCAACCTGACAAGGGACGTAGAGATAGAGGAGTTAAAGAGCAACATACGGATGGTGTTGACTGGGTATGAACCAGCAGAGTTACGCAAGGATGAAGTGGTGAGGAAGTATATGAAGGAGGAGGTGGACGCACTGTTAGATAAGTTCGCTTGGTAGTAAGCAGAAATAAACACAACACAACGAGAGAAACAGCAATGAAAATACAGAAAGAATACAACTACATATCTTTGGCTGGCGCGACTGATCTGATCGCAGCTATTGGCGACAAAGTTACAGTGCTAGTCACTGGCCCGATGGGATGCGGCAAGTCGTCTATTCTCAAGGAGCTGGCAGCTAGGTTCCCTGACCACCACCCTGTGTATGTAGAAGCGCAGCTAATGGACTTGGGTGACTTGCAGATGCCGAAGTTCAAGACCATCGACGGCACTGATGTTGTGTCGTTCGTACCTAACGAAGCGTTTGGTTGTCACCTGAAAAAGCCTGTCATCATAATGCTTGACGAGATAGGCAAGACTAGCAAAGCGGTGAAGAACGGCCTGTTGAGGGTCATGCTGGATAGAATGATAGGCACTTATGCTTTGCCAGAAGGGAGCATAGTGTTTGCTACCACTAACAGGTCTAGTGAGGGGCTGGGCGATGTGTTCCTACCCCATGAGCGCAACAGGATGTGTCAAGCAGCAATCACTAAGTCTTCGGCTATGGAGTGGGTAGAGAATTGGGCGCTCAAGAATAACATCCACCCCATAGTTATCGGCACGGTGCTGGAGTTTCCTTCTATGTTCGAGGATGACATTCATGTGGAACACCCTAGCAATAATCACTATATCAACCACCCTAAGGCACAGCGTGCTGCGTTCGTAACTCACAGGGCAATGGAGAAGGCCAGCGATATTCTCAAGGCTACTGAGCATCTGCCCGATAGCGTAATTATCCACGCTCTCATGGGTACAGTAGGTGAGGCCGCTGCTATGGACTTGTTGACCATGCGTAAGCTAAACAATGACCTGCCAAGATGGGAGCAGATACTCAAAGACCCTACTGGTACAGCGATCCCTAAGTCTGGCGCAGCGTGCTGTATGTTGGTAGCCAAGGCTTGCATGAGACTAGAGCGCGAGACATTCTCGGCGTGGATGGAGTATGTAGAGCGTATGCCCAAAGAGGTAGCCGCGCTGTTTGCCAAGACCATCATGCGTAGTGAGAAGCAGGGCATGGCATCTACACACAAGACGTTCATAACATGGGCTGCACAAAACAGCTTCTTATTTTCATAAGGTAAAAACTTATACGGTATAAGTTTTCATGGGGCTACTTAGGTAGCCCCCACAACAGGAGAGTAACAATGAGCAAAACAAAACAAACCCCTACTATTACCCTGCCCGCGCAAAATCAGATCATGGCTAAGATGCACCTCAACGGGACGATCATGGTGCCACTTCATGTAGCGCATCAGATACAGGCTCTGATAGCTGAGAACGCTGTAGGGCTTGACTACACGTATCGCTCAGGCAAAGACAATGTGGACTACATGATTACCTACAGCGTACCCAATGTAGAGGTAATCAAGAAGCACAAGATATACGACGCAACCATGCTGAACTATAAACAACTACAAGCGTGGGGAAGTGCAGTGCGCGAGTGCGATGAGGATGGCACGATCATGGAACCCGCAGACTTTGCAGCTTTAACAGCATAACAATAGAGAGGAACAGAGATGAAACTTACACCAGAACAGAGACTACAGAAAATCCATGTGCGTATGATGGGCCACCCAGCTACGCTATCTTACAGTGCGATACTGATGGTGGGTGACACTGAGGTTAGAGATGACATACCCACCGCGTGTACTAATGGGCGTGATGTTTTATACGGTGCGGATTTCATTAACAGCCTAGAGGATTCGGAGATCGTAGGTCTGGTACTTCATGAGAACCTGCATAAAGTCTATCAGCATCACTGGCTATGGAAGCACCTGTGGAAAGAAAA